CCGATCTGACCGCTTGCAGGATATTGCTGTCGAGCTCGCGACCTACAATAATGTTGTTGTATATTTCCTGCATGGTGTGCCGATCACAATGCCGCTGAGCCGGTGTCGCATTGCTGGTCTTCGCGTAAACGGCGAACCCCTTGTTGAGTTCGACTGCTTGGCGTTGCTCGATGATTATCGCAACCAGGGCTTCAATGTACACAAAGGCTGGATCGATGACTGCAACCCTGAGATCCGAAAGCTCGCCTATCCGGAAGAGGTTATCGATGCGCTCAATGAGTGCAAAGAGTGGGTGCAGCTGAACCCCAAGTATTGCTTTGTGCCGCAAGGTCCGAAGCATGGATGGACGAAGTGGGCTGTGCCGTGGATCTCCTCCGCACTGCTCGCACTGCAGCAGAAGGAGATCATCCGCAAGTATGAGAGGGCGATCCTCAACCTTGGCATTCATAGCTTTGTGCATACGCAGTATGGCGGCACAACAAAAGAGCGCGATATCATTCCTGATAACACCGCGCTTACAAGTATTCATGGGCTTTTTAAAAAGGCGATGTCTGGTTTCCCGCTTGTGACGACCAGCCATCTTGCAAAAGCTTACGTCGTCCAGCCTGATATGGACGACCTTTTTCAATGGGACAAATACAAGCAAGTCAATAATGACATCTTCTCCGCTGGCGGCATCTCTGGTGTTCTGGCAACCGGTGTCTCTGCTGATGGTGCAACCTTTGCTTCGGCACAGGTGAGCATGCAGACAGCCGAAGCTCGGATCGAAGCATACCGAAGACTGCTTTGCGGAGTGATGAATAAACTCAATGTCTGCATCAAAGAGGAGCTCGCCAAGTCCCACATTTACAATGTGAAAGAGGTGCCGATCTTTACTTTTATGCCGCTCGAGATGTCTGGGCGCAAAGCAATGCGCGAAGCTTGTGCAACCCTTTGGAAAGAAGGGCTCGTATCTACGGATACGTTTATGCACCTTGAAGGCTACGACATGGAGCGTGAAGCTGAAAAGCGGAAGCTCGAGCTCGCAAGCGGTGTTGATGATGTTCTTACTCCTCGTGTAACGAATGTACAGCAGACAACTGATTCGGGCAACAGCGGTGGTCGGCCCGAAGTCGATGACGATGAACGTCATTCTGATCCAGAAGCCTCTGATCGAGGGGCTCAGCCCAAACCTTCAACATCGACCGCGTAAGCGGTAATGTATAACATAACTTGTATTGATCGTTGTCTCCTACCGGCGACCAAGGCAAGTTAAAATGAGGGATGCTCAATGAAACATACTTTTATAGCATCTGCCTCAGAGTTGCAAACCTCTCCCCTGTTTTTGCAGATTGTGACTCCGCTGTTCCTCGCAGATGTGCCGAATTTAAATAACGTCGCATGCTCCGAAGGCTTCGTGGATGACATTGTTGCGAATCAGGAAAGGTACTTTGGTATTCCGCTGGTCGTAGATATTAAGAATCTTACGGCTGGTCTGCGTGATCGACTTGGTCACATGTTTAATCCCATCACGGGAACGTATGGTACGACATGCATTGGCAGCTTTCAAGGTTTCGAAAAGCGAGAGCTTGATGGCGGCAAGACTGCATTGGTCGGCTATGCTCGTGTGTGGAAGCGGAACGCTGCAGTGTGCCGGATATTAAGCGAGATGTTCGCTGATGGTAAGCTGCAATTCAGCTTTGAGATCAACGCTGGTACTCAGGAGAAATCCGAAGACGGGACGATTGTGATCAATGCTGATGAAAACAATTACCTTGAAGGGATGTGCGTCGTATCCCTACCGGCATGCCCGGAGGCGGTCGCAGAACAACTCGTGGCAGAGCTGATTCCGAAAGATGGTGATACTATGGACAAGGAAAACGAACAGGTTGTTGCCGAACCCGAAGTACAGGCCGAGGTCGAACAGACCGAAAACACTGAGCCCGAAGTGGCCGAGACTGAGGTTCAGGCAGAGGCATCTGAAGCAGAGAATGCCGAAGTGCATGTGACTGAAACCCATGTCGAGGTTGACGAGATCGAAACCCACGACTGGGACAATGATGAGCACGGTCATGAACGGATCGTGCATGAAGTTTCCGTAACTCATATGGCTGAGCAGGAAGCCGAACCGGAGTCCGAGCCCGAGCAGAGCCGGACCGAAGTTATGGTCGCCCAGCTGCTTGAACGTATGGATGCTATGGCAAAGCAGATTGCCGAGCTTACTGAGTCTATACATCGCGATACCACCGATGAAGTTGTCGCGGAGATTCAGGAAAGTAATATTGGGGAACAGGAGACGCAGCTGACAGCTGAAATGAATGTGGCTGCGAAGCCCGAGTATTCTCTTCTCCTCGAACCCGAAGAAACGATTACGCAGTATACACTGCTGTAAAGAATGAATTGGAGTGATTGCTATGGCAGGCTTTATGTCTGGGCATACCAATTATCGTTATGATGGCACTTACCGCAATGGTACTGGTGCTCCCCTGTATAATGGTATGCTTGTTGCACTTGCTGCTGATGGCGAGTCTTGGAAGTTTGTTCTTCCTGAAGCCAATAAGGGCAAGTTTAATGTTGTTCGCCGTCGTGATGTTTACGAAGGCACACCCGGTATCGAAGTAGAAGTCATGGAAGATGACAACCTCTTCTTCGTAGAAAATCTTATTCTTATCAATGACAGCAATGAAGAGTGGGATGGTTCCAAGTACTCCGTTCCCGACGGTGCTCTGGTCCGCGCTCACATGCTTCGCCCCGGTGAATATTTCGTCACCGACGAGCTTGCTGCTGATCCTGAAACCTACCTGGTCGGCACGACCGTGAAGTCTGCTGCGACCGGTAAGGTTACCGCGTAATGGGAGGTGAATGAATATGGCTGAAATTGTTGTGAAACCCACTTCCCAGTTTATTAAGGTTCTCGCTGCCCAGAGCCGTGGTGAACGTCTCGACTCCAAGGTCGTCGCTGAGGCGAACCAGATCGTGACCGATCTTGTCAAAGACCTCAGTCCCCAGAACCGTCACATGTTTGCGCAGACCATTGGTTTCGCTGTGAACGAGCTCCAGCAGAATTCTCTTGATTTCCTGAACCAGCTCGCCGAGCAGAAGAATATTGAGTATGGCGCAAAGGCTGCTTTCGATATCCAGACCCGTGGTATCATGGCGCAGATTCAGGCCAAGGGCTCTACCCCTGTCCGTAGTTATGTGACCGACCGCAGGATCTCTGTGGATACATTTGAAATCTCTGCACGTCCGGCTATCCAGATCAACGACCTGCTGACTGGTCGCGTTCAGATGTCTCGTCTTATCAGCGAAGCTAACGAAGCCATCACGCTTGAGAAGGTTCGCTATGTGGAGAGCGTGCTGCATGCCGCTATCTCCAACTTCCAGACCCCGTTCTATGGCACTGGTACTGGCGTTGTTGGTCCGACCCTCGACTCTATGCTGGACTACTTCTCTGACTTTGGCCCGGTGACCATCCTTGGTTCCGCTTCTGCTCTCCGTCAGGTGAGTCAGCTGGCTGGCGCTATGCTCGACCCGACCACAAACCATTTCTCTGACAACATGATTGACACTGTGAATGCTAATGGTCACCTCGGCGTGTACAATACTGCCGACCTCGTCAAGCTGACGAACGCCTACTATCCCGGCACGACCAAGCGCATCCTTGATCCGAACTGGCTGTACATCGTTCCCGGTGGTTACACTGGTGATGCTCGCAACCTGAAGATCGTCAATGAAGGCGCTGTCCGTGCTTACGAACGTCAGGATCCCGATGACGAGTCCCTCGAAGTTACTCTCCGTCTGTGGTTCGGCGCCTCCTTCGTCACGATGGACCGCCTGCCCAACATTGGTGCGTATCTTATCGGTTAACTCCTCTCTCTTCGCTCCCGGCTACGGTCGGGGGCATTTTGCTGGTGTAGCTCAGAAGGCAAGAGCGGCTGACTTGTAAACAGCAGGCCGTGGGTTCGATCCCTACCATCAGCTCTCCTCGGCTTAGCCGGGGCTTTCCGACAGAGCCACATACGCCTCTCGTGATCGTGCGAAGCGCACCACATGTGGACTTTATAAGAGGTTCGAAATCCTTGGACCTCGTATAGACGAAGCCGTAGCTGGTCCCTACCCTACTTCGTCTTAGCTCAGAGGTTGCACGATGTTGCACAAATGGTCCGACCAATCATCTTGTGCAACAACTCATAGCCGGTGAACAAGCAATAAAAGTTGCCAAGACAATAAAGACCCCGTACATGGAACACCCGGAGGACGAACTCCGTTATCAACGTTGTGACCTCCATAGGGGCTTCGCGTGATTGAAACTGCACGCCCGGCATTTTATTTAAGAGAAGAGAAAGGAGTGCGCTGTATGGATCGCACAAAAACTTACCGAGTTTATAACCATTGTAAATATGCTATCGGGGTCGTCCGACCGAATGGTCACTCTCTGAGTATTGATCCCGTTACTCCCGATAATCCCGAAGGTGGCTTCCAGCTGCTGACCGGGGATGAAATTTTGTTTATTGAGAACCGCTGCAAGATCAACAAGTTCTTCGCAAAGAAGATGCTCGTTGCCTACGATGAGAATGGTGTCGAGGTTCCGCTCGAATCTTTCCATATCGTACCGAGGCAGAAGGATGTTGCTCATCTCGATGACGCGACCATTACTGAAGCTCTGAAGCAGAGCCAGAAGAAGTTCGAAGCTTGGCTCGAACCGATCACTGATCCGGCTGAGCTTGATGCAATCTATCTCGTTGCTCGCGAAACGGACAGCCTGACAAAGGGCAAGCTCGACGTTCTCAAGAACAAGATCCCGAATAAAGATTGGAACTAATATGAAATGGTGACACTCGATGACGGTCATTACTAAAAACTTTTATATATAGCAATTTTAATAAAATCATATATAGAGAGTTTACGAAACGACCAGCATCGACTGTCACCATTATTACAAAGAAAGGATGAGGCCAATGACTTCTGTTACAGATTTGGCTGCTGAGCTCGCGAACCGTGTGTATCTGCAGAGATCAGAAAAGGAATTTACCTCTGAGGAATATATCCAGCTGATCGAGAACGCGATCGCCAGACTGTATGTTGACACTGGTCGCGCCCTTCAGTTTGACAAGCTTTCCTTCGAAGACACTGGTGATGCGATTTATTTCTCAGAAGATCTGAAGATTGATGAGAAAGAATACGTGCTTTTGATTGCCGAGAAATCTTTCCTTCAGATCATTCAGAAGGATGTAAACATCATCACTTCTTACACTACGAATGCACTGTCAGTGACAGGTGCTGACAAACCGTATGCTCACCTTGCTGACTCGATTGATAAGCTTGAGTGGCAGAGGCGCGAACTCCTGTATCGAATGATCCGATATATGGTCGGCGTTTCCTGTTGATGGGGGTGTGACTTATGGCAACACCTTATATTGCGAAGCCGAGTCGCACTCGCTTCTTCAAACCACCTACACTGCAGGCAGATTTCGATAGGTTCTTGGATGGCGATCTTCCGAATCAAGTGATGGACTTCGAGCTTATACCTGACTGGTACGCAAGGTCCGAACCAGATTATGAGCCTAAGATCATTCGTGGTGAATTTTATCCTGACAGCACCAAGTCAAGGTACGAGAACACAGACTCTGCAATGAATATTCGCTGTAGCGTTACATCTGGTATTAAGAAGGGTGACATGGTCATCCCGAGCAATACCGGGATCCCGTATATTCTTGACTGGGAGATCCATCTTGAGAGCAACAATGCTCCGAGCCGAGCTCTTCGGTGCAACTTTTATCTTACGATCAAGCGGTACTCCAAAGGTAAAACAGACTCTCGAGGCATCAGGACGACTGCTCCCGGCTTCGAAACTGTTGTCGATGCTCTGCCTGTTAACGGTTACCGTTATGATGGTCGGCGCCAGTACTCTGCTGCAAGCGGTACGCCCGGTGTAACACCGAACGCTTCGACGCTTGTAACTGTGCAGTACAACGACCAAACAAAGAATATTCATGTGAACGACGAATTCCAGTGGGGTGACGAAACCTATCAGATCGTTGATGTCAACCGGTCTGGTCTGAATCTGGAGCAGACAAGCGGTACACTCGTGCTGTGGTGTAACGAAAAGGCAGGCGGTCTTGACTATGCAACTTGAGGAAATGTTCAAGGCTAAGATCAAAGACTACCTGACAAGTGTCGCATATGAAATAAAAGCAGCGATTGAATACGAGTTCTCTGTTGAGTACGGCGAGGTTCACATCGGCGACCCCGTAGTCACAGAGGACTCCATTTCTTTTGACTTGAGCGGGCTCTCCGATTATGAGAAAGAGCTGCTCAACGATATCTATTATGAAAACGCTAAGAAACGCAGACAGAAAGGCGGTGGTGAGAATGCTGTATGAACAATGGGATGACGACTGGCTCGACATTGTACGAGATGTTATTTTCCCGGATGAAAAGCTGAAGGAGTACATGTGTGTTCCCGAGGGCACGACCATCCTTGACTTTATCGAAAACTACTTTATTCCTGCTGGTTCGACCACATCAGAACTTCTTACCAACGAGGATACTCGTGTTGTATACGGGTTCTTTTCTGGCAACCCCACTAACATTCCGAACGCTCATGAGATGACGCTTAGCTTCGACATCTATGTGCGCAAGGAGCGACTGTACGATGTGGATGAGGTCGATGCTCTTGTTGCTCGAACACAGCGGATTGCTCGAAGGCTGAACCAACTTTTGTACCTTGAGCCGCGTGAGCACAGCAATGGTTTCGTTGGTGTGTTCCGCTTCTATGATCCGAGAGAAACAACGATGGGCACTCGTACCGTGGGCTATGACAGATATAACTACAGTCTGACATATCAGCGTTATTACTAAGTATATTAATGTGCGTTTGTAGGAGGACGTGCAGAGATATAAATAAAATGAAAAGATGTGTTGCGTTATGGCAAGTACGTATGTACCTTCTCTCAGAGGCTACATCGCTGATGTGCCTCAGTTTTTCTTCAAACGTGCTGATAACCGTGTCTTTGTCAACAAGCACGTGACTCAGTGCTCCCTGACTCCTCAGATCGACTTCCAGGAAGTTCGTGCTGGTTGGTCCAGCTATGCTGCGGCTTATCTGCCCGGACAGGCTACGATGGATGTTCAGCTGACTCTTGGTCAGTTCGATGCTGAGATCTTTGCTATGGCTAATGCCGAAGACTTCAAGAAAGAAGCAAACTTCGAACATTACATCATGGAACATCACAAGCCGGATGCTACTTCCCATAAGGTTGTCCTCGACAACGTTCCCGTTGCTGGCAGCATTTATATCAATGGTCTGGAAGAAGCAACCGGTGATACTCCCACTGCTGGTTCCGATGAAGCCAAGGGTACCTATGTTGTGAACGCTGAAACCAAGGAGATCACTTTCGCTGACGATGTGGTCGAAGATCTGGAAATCAGCTACAAGACCGTTGATGAAGCCCAGATGGTTGACATCACGAACAACAAGGTTGCTTGCGGCGAAACCGTTCTCAAATGGCCTGTCTATGGCGATAACAAGGACTGCACCGAAAACGGTATCATCAAGTATGTTGTGGTCCGTATCTTCAAGACCCGTGTTACCACACTGCCCGGTTTCGACACCAGCTATAAGTCTCCTGCTACCTTCCCGCTGACTCTGTCCACCATGGATCCTGAGCGCAACGACGAAGTTGTGTGGCAGATGGGTATCATTGATAACGTAAAAAACTAAGGCCAACACCTCCGCCAACTCCCCCTTCTCCGTCTAGCGGAGGTGTTTACAACAATAGTTTCTACGATACCGATGTATACGGTTAAGCTCAACGAGGGCTGCTGCGTTAAAGCGGCAGCCCTTTATTTTTACGAAGAGAGAGTGATCCTATGCCGAGGACAAAACTACCGACAGCAACTCTCCCCGAGGCGCCAGAGCTGCCAACGGAAGAGGTCGAGGCTGTCGAAGCATTGCCAGCAGAAGACATTGAGAAGAAAGACCTTCCGCCTGAATACAATGTTGATAACAGTATTACGATTGATGGCGAGCGCATAGAGATCAAGGCGACCAAGCTCCAGTATCAGAGGAGTGGTGTCGCTGGTTTTTATAAGGTCCTGAAGTCGATGCCTCTCATTTATATTTTCCAGCTTCCAGACGATTACTTCGATGCGAAGCGGACTCCCACAAAGTGCCTGATGGACTGGGTGTCAGCCGTTGTTGATGATCCGGCTTTCACCAAGAAGCACTTTGACAATATGACTTCGGAAGATATTTATCGGCTGCTGGATATCTTCCTCCGCCTCAACAAGATCGATGAGATGGAGGAGCAAGTAAAAAACCGGTTGGCGGCAACGACGACGGATTAAGCCTTGAAGAGGCTGTTGCCGTTGTCGCCGTGCATTTACACCAAACCAGCGAAGATGAAATTAATAACATGAGCATACCTTTCTTCAAGGAAGTGCTCAAGGCTCTTGGCAAGAGCTTGAATTACACAGCTGTTGTCAATCTTTATGGCAACGCTTTCGCAAAAGATGCGGGCAAAGCAATCGAACAAGCGAACCCTCTGCACAAAGAAGTTGCATATGGTGCTGGGCTTGCGAACTTGCTCGCCGATTCCAAGAATTTCACCCCAGCAAGTAAGATGAAAGATATTGACTGGGCTATGTAAAGGAGCGATGTACTATGACTGATCCCTATATTCTGTATTCAAGAATGCAGACCAACTACCGTAAATATAAACAGGGTGGCGCTGGCGCGAACTACGCATACAGATGCGCAATCTCTGCTGCTCTCGAACTCCTCGAGCAGGATGGTCCGAATCCCTTCACTCCGCAGCAGCCCGCGCCGACCAAGATTCAGGGTGTTGTAACAAAGAAGGGGGCGAAGCGCAATGACGAGGAAAGCAGAAGTATTGAATGGGCTAATTGACACTTGTATCGAGCAGGCTCCGAGCGGTGTGTGGTACGTCACGCCGATGTGGCGCGACTCCCCCATCCTGTATGGTTATGATGGTGACTATGCCGAGCTGCTCGAAGTGCTGAAGCTTACTGTCGATAAGAAGAATGCTATCGATAATCAGGTGAACCCTATTCTCCAGTGGCTGTATAAGCTGATGACCGAAACGGTCGACCCCACTCTTGATGAATTCGAAACGGACCTCATGCATGGTGCGCTCGAATATCTCAACGGCAAGAAGAATGAAGGCTGGGACTTCGCTAAGAAGTGATCGCAATTTGCTAGGGGCATTCGTGTCCTTAGCAAGCTTGCCCGAGTGGTGGAATAGGCAGACACAGCGGACTTAAAATCCGTACAACTACGAGTTCAAGTCTCGTCTTGGGCATTTAATTATTTTTGGAGGTGTTGCGCATGAAACATGACCGCGCTTATAAACGTAGGATGACTAGGTTGAAGAATAAACGCCGCAAGGAAATGTGTGAATACATTCCGTTCTGGCGCAACATATGGTTCGATAAAGATAAACAGAGGGCCGTCGCAACAAGCGCTTGGCATGTGCGCAAGAAGTTTGTGAAAACGCATGCTTCGCGTGCTCATCGGCGCGACCCTGTTGAGCAGACCAAAGGTTGTGCATACAAGAAAGTGTACAACGTTCGGAATCAGATCTGCTGAGTTTGTGAAAGGAGTGAATTGATGTGGCTGATGTATTATCAATGACAATACAACTTGATGGATATCAAGATCTTATTGCGGCAGCTGATGCTGGCGAAAAATTAAATCAGTCTTTGGAAAATATAGAGAGAACAGCGAGCAGAGGACCAACAATTTTTAATAATTACACACGGCATTTACGCACAGAAGTTCAGGATGCCGTTGATTTGATGGACTCCGCTAAAGAGAAATTAACAGATCCAGATACTAAAATGAATTCATATACATCTGAGCTTCGTACTGGTGAATATGAATTTGGCGCTAAGACAATGACTGCTATTTCACACGATTTGTCTAAGCTGCAAGCTCTTTCTAAAACACTGAATGGGTTCCACTTTAGTGAGTCTGACATCCATCATATTGAAAAGCAGCTTCCAGCTTTGAACAGACTTATTCGGTCAGTTGGCAACACGTTCGGAGATAACACAAGTCGAATTACTTCTTTATCTCCTGATAAATATATACGCTCAGCTGTTATGGCAACCGAAGAATATCAAGGTATTTTGGAAAGCATGTCGAGCTTGGCTTTCTTTCAGACAAAGACAGCAAAAGGCAAACAGCGCAAAATACCCAAAGGTCAAAACTTAGATAATTTTATGGAGTCACTTGTCGATTACAGCATTGTGAATGTTTTGGATGCTGTGCAACGATATGACTACATGCAACATTTCAAAGGTATGAAGCATAGTCATATTGGCTCTTTTGAGAGTTATGAGGATATGCTTCCGAAAGCTTTCAAGAAAGCTCGCACTGGTCTTACACAAGTGTCCAATGCAGACTTTGCTTCATTACTTACAAACAATGACTTTCTTACCAGAAGACAGAAAAAGAGTCTTGGAGATGTAATTCAAGAAAATACTTATATGGCTCAGGCTGCAGAACTTGCTGGCATTGCATCAAGATCAAAAGGCACTTTGAGTGTTAATAGGCACGTGACAAGACAGCAAGTTAATGCTGCTGCCGGTTATTTGTATCAGATGATCGAAAACGGCGCTCGTGGCATGCCGATGTATGGTATCAAAGATGTAAATAATCCTGACGACTTTGAACGCATCTTGAATAAAAACAATAAATTGCTGAACGGTTCTATGAGTGCTGCCAGATTCCTGTCGGATCATTTTGATTGGCTTACTCCCCTTCTGTATGGTTCATCACAAATCAATGATTTAAACACACAAGTTGTATCTCAGATGCGCACAAAAGCGCAAGCAAAGAATCCCAAGGTGGATCTTAATAGAATTAATAACAGCACGAGGCAATTAGGCAACATTCATTTTGATGCGACTCCTAATGCTTATCAGGTTACTCATTATTCATTAGACGATATTGCACAGCACAGAAGTTGGCAGAGCGGAGATCCTTATAGTGAGACTGATCGAGCACACAAGATGGTTGTCAATGGCAGTATGGGGTTGGACAAAATAATGAGAACTGCAGAGGGTGGTCGAGTACTCCCTCACAATTCTGCTCTTGATTATGTCTTTTATATTGATTTGGATCCGCGTTTGATCGACGAATCTACTCCGCAGGATGTACGCGATAATCTTATGCGTCAAGTTGGCGAACTGTACACAAAAGGAACGTCAGTTAAAATTGGCGGTCAAAAAACAAAGTTCAAAGCAACCAGAATTAATCCGAAGTCCCTTGGCATTGAAATGGTTCGCGCTGACATAGTTGATAACATTGAAAATAAACAAGGTTTGAAAAATTTCTTTACTGGTGGCATTACTCCAAGAGTTTTCGATAACAGCCAAGACTTTGCCAAGTTCATGGAGTACAGTTCCAAGATCGCTACAGAAGGTGTAGATATACGACAACTGTATGGTAAAGATGCTTTGCCTGACAAAGACAAAATTGTTATCGTTGATATGGCAGCATACACTGGTGCGAACGATAAAACAAAAGTTCCAGGATTGAACGGTGCTAGTTATATCAGTAGCGGGTTGACTGGTGGCAACGCATTTCAGGCTCGTATGTTTGGCTACAAAGGTGTTCTGAACTCTGTCAATATGGGTAATGTTGTTGAAGCTTTTACCGGCAACAAGAATGGTGAAATCGTAGTTCCTGGCTATGGCGGCACATTGCAAAAGATTACAAAGGACACCCAGATGGTCATCAATATGGAAGACTTAAAGGGTGCTGGATTAAGGTTCGGCAAAAATGCTTCTTATGATGAGATCCAAAAAATTATTGCACAGAACATTGCCGACAATAGTATCTATGTTAATAGAACTGCAAATCAAGCTGGGCGTACACATTTAACATGGATTCCTGCACAGCTTGCTCAGACACTTGATATTGATGCGAACCAAGCCGATGTGTTTCAAAAAACATTCTGGGATATATTCAGAAGTGTTGGTACGCCAACAGGTGCGGCGAAATATATTTTCGCTGATGACAGTGCCCTCTCAACCAGCCTGCTTTCAGAAGGCGGTGCCGCTCTATTAAATAAGAAACCTTACAAGAATCGTATTGAAGCATTTAGAACTCATATGATTGAACGTATGAGTCGAGGCGATCTTCCTATGCCTGAGGGAGTACAGGCGCATCGTGGCATGCTGGCTCCTTGGGCAATCAATGTATTCTCAGATGCTATCAATGAAATGTATAAAAGAGGGCAAATCGGTGCCGACCAAGTTCCGCGGAATATGTGGGATGGAGGCTGGGTACCGGAAGCTGGCCCGATTACTAACGGAAAAGCAAGGCGTTTTATCGATAAAAAGACTGGGCAAGTTATAGAAGATCTGTTGCCGAAGGATGCCAATGGGCAAGAATTAAGCTCGGCAGATATTGCCAGATTACGTATAGGCGAGAACGATGCTGTGTTCTCTAAGAGTATGGCTACACTGTTGGGTATTAGCCGTTTCCCGGCACAGATCCAATCAGCACAAAAAATAAATAACAGAGCTAATGATAAGGCACTTAAAAGTACTAATTTCAGGAAGCTCGTCCAACAGCTTGGTATGGACCCGAATGCTATCTATTTGGCACAAGACTCTCCTCTTCTCGGATTAATGCAAGGTGCTGACTTTGACGGTGATATGTCAGATATCATTGATCTTATGAGCAAAGATGGCACTACCATGCAAGACATGATGAATAAAATCTGGGATAAGACTGTTACATATCATAACGATCTTGTTGCGAGAGCTCAGCTTGCCCCGGATGAGCGCGACCGTATTCTTGAGAAACAAAAGCGTAGCATTTTTGGTGACCAGAAAAAGTTCGATCCGCGTAATGCGTTGGATGTTGGACGGTGGGTCACAGCCTCTATGATGCAATCAATTCGAATGGGCGGGCCTAATGCTATTTCCAGAAACGCAATGCAGATGGATATCACTCCAGATATTGCGAAAGAACTTATCATGGCTTTTGACCAATACGATACAAACTCTACTTCTGCAAAAACTGGTTATTTCTTTGAAACACCAGATACAGCAAAAAATATTTTGTTTGGTTATAAGTCTTGGGACCAGTTTAACAACCAATTAATGAAGAGCAGAGATAGTAAAAACAATATTGACTATGGTCGTTTCTTAAAGACAAATTTGTTCAAAATGAATTTGCCATCGATACATATGTCTGGGAACATCTTAGCTTCATTACTTGCAAGAAGTACCGCTGCACAAAACGGTGTGCAGCTGGATAATGGTGTAAGTTGGAGTACTGCTTTTGCCAACTCTACTCTGGGCAATTTACAAAGACTTAAAGATAAAGGTTATTTAAATGAGGCATCAGAATCGGCATTAACAAAAGAAACAAGACAATTTATTACTGGCATGGAAAGCTTGCTTCTTGGCGAACTTCGCGGCGACTATGTTATTGCATCGCAACATGATGCTGACGCGTTGCTTGATATGCGCACGAAAGCAATTAACGCTGAAATGAGAAATGGACATAACCATCAAGAAGCAGAATATATTATTGGCGAGTTTGGTGGAACTGTTCTTAGCAACTTGCTTGACCCTAATTACGGCTTGACAGATGAACACATCAATGATGCTTCCGATTCAATTAAACGTACTATGCGTGCTTTTAAAAGATTCGGCGGTGGATATAGCACAAGCCATCTTGACTTCGACAGTATTGCCAAAATGGCTTTGTCATCTAAAAGGCAGTATGAACGTGTTGATCCGTCCTCTGCGCTTGGTAAACTTAAATATCTCCCACACGATGCTATACAAGATAAACTCGATAATACTGGATGGTCTGTAACAAGCTTGATCCATTTTGCAGAAGACCCTGTTGACTGGGTTGTTAATCAGCTTGGACAAATGGACACCAAGCGAGACACTGGTACAAATGCACATACTATGTTTGGTCATGCTGCAGAAGATATGATTCAGGATTACTTTGATATTCGCGAAAAGCTTGTGCGCAAGCAATTGAAAGATGATCCAAATGCAACACGAGCTTTGCCAGAAGCTGTTAAGAGACAACTGCTTGAAGATATCTGGAATGGTAAAGAAATAGTAGATCCAGAAGATAGTTCAAAGAATATTAAATTTGAATCATTTAGTGATAGGCTTCGGGCATTGGGCAAAGATGCTAACTGGGATGACGAACGTATTGAAGCAATGATTGATGAAATTACTTCTAAGCCCAATGGTGGTCATATAGCAGAATCCAGATTGCAAAAGAAATACAGAAGATTCAAAGCTTTTATGTCATCTCAAAATCAAAAGGGCATTCTGTCTATTCTCCCAGAGTTAGCAAATGAATATATCGGTAGCGAAGATGATCTGACTATTAGTAAACTTGGTGAGCAACTTGGTGACTCGTCAAAATCCATTGATATGCATGGTCATCAGGACTTGCTGTTCAGAATGCTGGACAAAGATAATAAGCTCAACATTATTGATATTAAAACATATGGCGGTCTTGAAGATTTCACAATGGATAAAAAACGAGCTGTTGCCTTCCAGCTGCAGATGTATGCAAATGCTGACGAGTTCCGTCAAGGCGGTCCTGATAAATTCAAAAACAATGGTATTGGTGCATTGAATGTGCTTTTGGCTGACGCTGCAGCTGGACAAAACATGTATGCTATAGACTCTAGTCAAGAATCCATAGCGCATGCTGTGCGTGCAGCATCGCGTGTCATTCAAACAATACAGAATTTTTCAACTTCCGGGCTTGGACTTGATGCAATACAAAGAGCTAGTTTACTTGCTAATAAATTAATGTTTAGTGGCGGAATCGACGATGAGTTCGCGAAAGAATTGCAATTGTCTGAACGCGCAATCAAGCAAATGCGTGGCACAGGAATCTCTGATGCCGGTGCTTTGGGCGGTGTTTTAACTTCGCATGAAGATTACAAAGAGGCGATGGAGAGAACACAAAAGCTGTCGAAATCGATCCAAAGAAAATTAATTCCAGAGGACGAAAAAACAATAGGTAACATTTGGGACAGCTATCACGCAACAATCCGAGGGAACGAAGATACAATTGCAACTCTTGAAGCTCGTGGTAATTTCGCAGAAGCTGCAAGGTTACAGCGAGAAACAAATGATATAAAAGATCTTTATTATAGGACTGTTCCAGAAGCCGCTATCCGTAGCTATTCTGACCTTGCTGATCAAATTGAAAGAACGAATAAAGGAATGATCGCTTCTAAAGAAGCAAAAGGTTTGACAGAACAATGGAATGATTTAGCGAAGGCAGTACAGAATGCGAATAATGATTACAATGAGTTGAGTAAACTTATTGATGAAAGTAAAGGTACTGGTAAGAAAATAAAAGATGAACGCAGTGCTTTTATAAAACAGCAAAAAGATATTGCTAAAGCAAAAGCTTCTGGCACTATGACAGACGAGCAGAAAAAGAATGAAGTTTCTGAAGAGGAATATAATGCAAAAATAAGCGACTTCAATTCTCAACTGCAAGAAACTGCTGCACGAGTCAAAGGATATAAACAAAACCAGAGACTTGCACAGAAGTTAGGTTTGAAGGCGGAAGAAGCTCGGCAAAAATTTCAGGAAACATTAAGCAATCAGGCTGACGAAATCATCGAAGATGAATATGATACTTTATCAAGAGAAATCAGCGGTGAGGTTGGTCCAGATAAAAAGGTGCCAAGCATTAAACAGCAGCTTGATAATTACAAGCTGATGGTAGGAAGACATCTTGGTAATATCGAAGAATTCAGAAAAAGCGGTCTGTATTCCGACGACAAGGCTCTTGCACTTAGTATGCAGGCTCAAGCTCTTCTAACTGATGATAACATGGAAAAGCTCCGTCAACGTTATATTGGCGATGCATTAACATCACAGCGAGCATCAGTTAATGATATTATTGGTGCGTCAGATACTCGTGCAGACATACAAGCTGCGGTTGCTAAAAAGCAGTTTGATATTGATCAAAGCAAAGCAACCATTGCCAAAATATTCGAGGGTGAAAATTTAAATCTGGATCAGCAACATCTATATGATGCATTGCTGCGTGATCTTGATAGTTTTGATTTGCAAGAATATCGTAGTCAACTCATTGATAAAGCAATTGATGCATATCAGACACAGACAAGTGGATCCAAAATCAAAAGCTCATTTGACATAAAACGCAGTCAAAAACAAGCTGTTGAAAAGATGCTTCAAGATGATATATTGGAAAATAGCGCTAATTTGCGTACTGGTTTAATTGAGGGTTATTTAGGTCAGGCAAACGGTGAAGCATTTCTTAAACAGAATTATGCAGATGAGTATGCACAATATTTGAAAGTTAAACGACTTAAACAACAACTTGCCCGTTCACAATCTATTGATTTAGATGCTAATGAAAAACTTGAGCTTGAGGCTTTCCACAACAAACAGATGGAACAAGTTGCCAACATTACCGCTGCTCTTACTGGGGTCGGCACATCAAGCATGAAAATGTCAGAACTTAGAAGTGCTTCTTTGGCAACGCAGCTTAAATCTTTGTTTCAAGACGATGCTTTTAAAGGCAGTGATGGTAAACAACATATACCTTCTGCTTTACAAAAATATATTGATGCAAATGGCAAAGTTCAATCCGGTGAAATCTTGCAGGATATTATAAAGGATGAACAGGAACGTCAAAAGCTTCAATTATTAGAAACAAAATCTAATGGTGACATTGGGCATAAAATTAACATGGCTCAGCTTGATGCTGCTAAGAGGCAGTATAACATGGCTCGCTTACAGTATGGTCCGACATTTGTGGGCCGTAGTTGGCAGTATAATGATCAGCAGTATTTGTCATGGATGCACCAACGCAATTCAGCGCAAACTGCAATTGACAGAACAAATGCTCATATCAATCAGTTAAATTATCAAAGGAAGCACACTGATCCAACCGATACAGATAAGCTTGCTTTGATTGATGAAAACATCCGTATTGCCAATAATGCTCTTGCCGACTACGATGCAAGCTTAACTCAGGCAGATGCTGCCATGAAAGAATTCAGTTCTACTGGTGGTCTGCTTCGTACTACGTTAATGAATGTCAGCAATGCTGCGGAAAATCTCCTTCTTCAGTTAGGCAAGCGAGCATTGCAAACTGCTTTTAAAGAAGCCTCTACATTCGTGCGTCAGTTCAACGCTGACATGTTGACTATTCAAGCAATTTCTGGTAAGTCTACCGGTGAGATGGGTGAAGTGCGTGCTTCTTCTATCAAGCAAGCAAAAGAATTAAAAACATCTGTTTCCAATGTTACTTCAACTAAGGCTGCTCTTTACAGACAGGGTCTTTCAGATAAAGAGGTAGAAGAAAGAACAAATGCTATCGTTAAGTTTAGTACTGTAACCGGTGCGAAAATCACTGATGCAACAAAAGGTCTTACAACTGCTATTCAAACTGGACTCGTGTCCAATATTAATCAGGCTATGGATGTACTCACTGCTCTTGGCGATAGTGCAGCTACGACCGCAGAAGAAATTGAAAAAGGTATGCAGAAAGCTGCGGCCTCTGCAAAGACTGCCGGAGTCTCCTACAATGAATTGACATCAATGCTGACTATTGCAACAAGTAAGACACAGCTCGGTGGTGCACAGGCTGGTACATTTTTCCAGACATTGTTCAGCCGTATGAATCGTGTTACAAAAGAAGGTTTCATTACGGACGAAACCGGTGAAACCACAAGTATCAATGATGTTGAAACCGCATTGAAAACTGCTGGCATCAGATTAAGATCAAGCAAAGATGTGTTCCGTAGTTCTTTCGATGTGCTTCGAGAACTTGCTTCTGTATGGGAAGGGTTGTCTGACTTACAGAAAGGCAACATTACTTATGCAATGGCTGGCGGTCGTCAGGCTAACATGTTCAATACACTTATGGCTGGCATGGGCGAAGATGGCGGCAAGCTGCTTGATGAATATCTTGGTCTTGCTGATAATTCTGATAACACAGTTCAGAGTAAGTATGAAGTTGTAATCCAAGGAATTCAGGCTGCAATGGATAACCTGAAGTCTACATTTGATGGTTTCGTTGAAAGCCTTGGTTCGGATAATATGATCACTGGTTTGCTCAATGGTGTCACTGGTTTGGTCCAAGGTTTCACAAATCTGAGTGAGGCTGGCAGTGCGGCGATCCCTGTGATCACAGCATTAATCGCGGCTCTTGGTGCATTGTCAATTAAGATAGCGGTCTTTGGTTTCCTTAAAGATATCGCAACTATGCCTGATGCTTTGGCTATTACTAAATGGGCTGCTGCTTCTGCTGGTCTGATTAGTACTGTTGCTGCTATTGGTGCAATTGCCGGTGTTGCTGGCACAGCTGGTGGAATCGGAAATGCGCTTTTTGGCAAACCGGAACAAAAGGAAACAGATGGTGAACTGTCAAGAACAAATACAAATGCACTCAAAGAAAAACAAGATAGACGCAGAAAAGCGGTTCAAGATGCGATCAATGATATTGATAACATCACGACAAAGTATGAAGACACATTTGATAACATTCCTACAGAGGCTACCGATGCTCTTGGTACTGCGGTCCAAACGTTGTCAGTGTATTTTTCTGGCCTTACTGATAATGTTAACCAAGCTTCTGGTTCTCTTGAATATTACACTGAAGTTGCAAAGAGAGCAAAAGAAGCAAGCGAGCAGCAAAATAAAACTGATGCTTCAACCTTGTTAGCAGAAGCTATGGGTGGCATTACTGAAAGTCTTAACACATACAAAGATACAGAGCAAACATTTCTTGCTGAACATACTGGTACGAAATTGACTAGTGATGGATACGTGTATGCAAGATTAAATAACTTTGTTGGTAAAACTCCACAGTTGTATGATAATTTAGAAGCATTATATCGAAGCGACAAAGATATTTTAACAGAACAAGACTTCAAAGACATAGGTATATCTCTTACTGATAGTGAAAAAGAGCTACTTGCCAATGGGTCATATGGTGAATTAAGCAAAGTATTGCAAGGCAGATTATTTTCCAGCACTAGCACATTAGGTGGACTAACGGAATTATTGTTCGCAAATGCATCTGGTATGAGTAATGCAATTGATACCAACTTTTGGAATGAAAATGGTGAACAAGTTGGAAATATCAATGATATTACGGATGCGCTCGATAAATATATCAAACAAACACCCGGTCTTAAAGTTGGTGGTAAAGAAATCACATCGTACAAAGAGTTTGCTTCAATCCTCAAGGAATATGCTCTTTATCCTATCGATAGAGATGAAGCAGATCTTAACGATATTTACAGCATAGTCAACGGTTTTAGAACTGCAATGATACAACCGCGCAGTGTTTTAAATAATGTTTTGGAAGAAAGCAAACAAACTATCGAAAGTTTGAGAGCTGACCAGATCGAAACTTTATTTACAGATAACTTGCGCCCTGTTTTTGAAACGATGAGTATTACCAGCGATGAGATGATTAAAGGATTCGCACAAGACTACATCGGGCAATACTATGACAAAGAACTCAAACAGATGAGCGATGAAGGTTTAAGCTCTGCCAATATTAAAAAATATATGGAATCATTCATTAATGGCGACCGTACTATCTATGATATTTTTAAGCCAAATGATAAGAATGCTTTCCGGTATAGTTACAATGGTTTGATTGGTTTCGATGAGCTCACAGAAGAAGCTATCACGCAAGCCATTGACAGCTTCTACAAGTCCGCAGATTCGGAAGAAGTTAAGCAGCAGCTTAATGCTCTTCGTGCAATGAACTTTAATGACATCGCTAATGCAGCTATAACAAATTCAACTGGTTTACGTGCTCGTCAATCTCTCGGTGATCTTGTTGACGCTAATAAATTAACAAGCAAAGAAAAGGGTTATGTTGATGAATATAGACAGCTATTTGCTTTATGGGCAAGCAATGCCGAAGACATCAACAAATTTTCCGAGGCAACCAGAGGAGTAGATAATATTGAAAAGCTGCAGCAGGCTGACAATGATCTCACTGAAATAATGGCAGATCTGCTCAAAGGTACTGGTGTATACGATCAGGATGATCTTGGGCGTCATTTGTTATCAAAGTCTCTTGGTGCCAATTCGTTTACTTCTTACATGGAAGACATTACAAAGTATGCAACGGCATTAGCAGAGCAATATCAGGTGATGAGTGTTGATAAAGAGTCTGCGCGTAGTGATAAGAAGTTAAGGGAAATCATTGCAAAGTATGTTCCCGGAGCAACACCTCAAATGCTCGAGGATAATTTTGATGCAATCTATACCCAATTCATGCAGAATTATTATGCAAACAGCGGTTCTTTCCTGTCTGGCATTGACCAAAATTATAGTAAGACATTATCAAGCTATGCCAAACTCCCGTCAAACAAAGGCAAAGCATTAAGTGATATTGTCAACAACAACCCGATGCTTCAGAGTATGTGGAACTTGTTTAGCATGTACGGTATCGGATTTGATATGGATGAAAATGGTAATGTGCTTGCACGCTATACCAATGGCGGCATCACAATGAATAAAGAAAACCCATTTGCATCATTCGATACTTATTATACAAATGCTCAAATCAATGATATGGCAAGACAGATACTTAATGCTGCGGATCCGTATGCCAAAACTCAAGCATTTGCTCAGACCAACGAAGGATTGCTTGCGCGTGTTAAAGCTACATATCCCAATCTGCAGCAGTTTGTTGACAGCCAAGGCACAGATGAATTAATCAGAAAACAGTTGTTAGATGAAATTGCGCAAAAGGAAATTACCGCACAGCGTGATCTTGGTCTTATCTCAAGTGACTTTGCTAGCAACTATACAACTTTGCAGACATCTACATCTGGCACAGAAAGACAAACGTCTATTGACAAGATAGTCAATTCAATTACTGGAAGAGCTGACTATTATAGTGCTCTTTCGAGAATTGCAAATGATAACGGCGCCTTGAGTCAGGATTACCAAACTGTAGCTGCAATGCTTGGGCGTGAAGTAGAAGATGTGCAAGCTGGATCTTATAAATACAAACAAATGTTGCTAAATGATAAATCTGATATGGATACAGCTGTGCGTGAAGCTAACATGCTTCGTTCATACGTCTCTGATGAGCAAAGGGCAGATATTGATTCACGGCTTTTGGAGTCTGGATTAATCTGGAATGATAAAACAGGGTCATACATATATCAGGCAGCTGATCGTTCTATGTATGATTACGAAAAGAAACTCGATGCGAATGTTGTTAAATACAATGCAGTCAATGATTATAAGAACGCATATGATTTGCTCAACAGTTTTTATGATCAAGAAAGTCAAACTTACAAAATACCAGACAATTTCCATGCTCAATTGCAAGAGAGAACATCTTCGGATTTCTTGAATGAATTATCGAAAAATGCACAGTACTTTGACTTTATTAACAATGGAGATTGGCAAAGTGTTGCAGATATTTTCTCTCAAGGCGCGTATGGATATAATGCCTTTAATCCTCTTAACACAGATTACAATAATGCAACAGTTAAATCATATTATGATGCCTTACTTAAATCTGATCAGTCTGTGTTGAAAAACTTAGATAACAACAATCCGCTGAAAAATGTTCTTGGGCAATGGATTGGGCAAAGCCTGTTAGAAGAATTATTGCCCAAAGTGTCGCAAGGACAAAAGCTAACACAACAGGATATAAACAGAGTTCGTTCTGCATATTCTCAAAATAAACTGATGCAGTCATATGCTGCAAATCCTTATGGATACGATTACTCTATTTTATCTGGTGCGCAAAATTTGTATGGCACTGAACAAGAGCAGTTGCAATATCTCAATCAAGTTCATCAAACTTCAGAACAATACAGAACTAGTCGTGCTGCTCTTGCATTCCAACAGAGGCTGCCTGAATATGCAAGATCACTTTCTGCTATTCAGGAAGTTGCAAGAACTGGCGGTATGACCGAGGATGCTATTGCTGGTTTGACGACATCTGATGAAAGCATTGCTAAAGCTTCGATAACTCTTGAAAGCACAATTTCCACCTTTACTTCTTCTGTTGCTTTGGCTGGAGACGCTGCGGATGGTTTCTCCACCTCATTGAGCAATGCCACCAAAGATCTTACAGCAGAATCGAAACAGTGGACATTAGAAGAATTGTATGATTGGGTTAATACCGGCAGTGGCAAGGGTGCTCAAAGATATCGTCAACAACAATATGCTGATCTTGCTGGTGCTGCCAACAGAGCTCAGAATGGACAGGCATTCATTGAACAGTTACGTAATCTTGATTGGGTAAAAAATGCTGACCAGTTTAAAGAGTTTGCTGGTAATAAAGATGTTGCATCTGTGCTTTATCGTTTATTCCAGTTCAATACTGATACCGGTAATTTTGAACGAGATGAAAATGGTTCATTGGTGTTAGCAGCCGATGTTGATTATGCTCAAATTCAGAAAGAGCTTGACCAACTGAGCCTGAAAGCCAATGTTGAGATTCAGATTGACCATTATGATGATCTCGTAAATCTTGGTATCATCTCGAAAGAGGTAGCCGAAAACTTCAAACAGCTTGAGAATATCAAACTTGGTACTGGCGGTGCTGACGCATCGTCTGCCGTCTCTACAACATTAAATACTTTTGTGCAACAAAGCGAAGCTATCAATGCATTCACAAGACTCATGAATGGTGGTACGTCTGAAGCTGATCGCGACTTAGTATCATCTTTCTTTAAGATTGATACCAAAGGCAAGACTGCCGATGAGTTAAAAACATACCAGTCATTCATCGACAAAGAATGGGGCGCATTAAATTCTGGCCTTGCAGAATTCCAAAATGCGTATCCAGAGTATGCGCCATTTGTCAAAGATATGTTTTCTACGCGTGATGGTTTCTTTGCCACTACAAACGGGCAATATTATTTCATGCCAAGCACAGCGCGGACCAATCAAGCATCTGAAGCTTTCAAAGGATATGTAAGCCCATATCAATATGAAGATCAGGCATTGGCGGCATACAGATATCTGACTAGCAAACCCAACATGGATGCGGCATCTATTAACCAGGCATTAAGTGCTTCGTCTTCAGACATGATGCGTGAATTTATGTCAACCATGTTAACAAACCCTGAATATCAAAATGCTGTTCAGAATGGTTGGCGCCAGACTATGGGCAAATTATTCTTGGAAAGTGCCGGAATAAATTACTTCAATTCATTATCACAGGATTACAATAATCCTGATGTGATGAAATATTATAATGCATTGCTTAATCCAAGTATGATAGGTCGTACTGCCATCTTGCGTGGTTATGCTAGAGAAGATCAAGAAGTCAAGGCGGCATTAGCAAGCCAATATTCTAATATCAATGGCCTTAGTATTGAACAATTGATTCAGAGAGGCACGGCATTAAGCTCCGAGGAAGCTAGACAACTCAGACAGCAACGAGCAAGTAATCTGTTGACTAATATGTATAATGCCAACGCAGATTATTTTGACCAAGAAACCATGAGCAGAGCAACAGAACTGTATGGCACACAAGATCAAAGAAATAAATACGTCAGCGATGTTGAGAGCAGGATTAAAACATACAATGAATATCTGGATGCATTAGCTCTGATGACTAAACCTGGCGAATCTCTGGATGCTAAGAAAATGAAGGATATAGCTGGAGCAATTGGCTGGACTACAGATCAGATCGACTCTATGCAAATAACCAGTGCTACTGTAAGTCAATTAACGAGCGACATTAACTCGAAACAGTCTGCTCTCGACCACGCATTAACTGCAATTGGAACAGTGATCGGAGACTTTATTGATTTGATCGCTGGTTTGCAATCCAAGATCGACCAAAACAACGTCTTTTCTTTTGCTGATATTGCAGGCTGGGTTGATGAAGCCAGCCATCTTGGTGACACGAGAGAAAAGCAGAAAAGAATTGATGATGTCTATGCTATGCTTCGCAGTTCAAGCTCTGCTGAAGAATTCCAGACTGCATTTGAATCTTCCGACCTTGCATGGATGAAAGACAAAGGAGCGGTGAAAGACTTCTTCTCTGATCCTGCTATCGCTGCAATCTTCTATGATCTGTTCGAACATGAAGGCCGTGAGCTTGCCACAAATGAGGATGGCTCGCTCAAGTTTGCAAGTGGTGCTGATTATGATGTGATCGAAGCTCGCGCAAGAGCAGCCTCTTCGTATGCAGCTCTTGGTTATGATGGAATGTATTCTGCACGTATGGGACAGCTCGATACTTGGGCTCAGAATAATGGCGCTTTATCATTCCTTGGCGGTGCTGACGCTGGTGTGTTCGATGTCGCAGCATTCAACAACTATCTTGCTGGCGACACTACTGGTTTACAGCAATGGATCCAAAGTCTTGATGGTGGTGCTGAAGCTCTTAAACTGCTGAATACAGAAGGTGCAGATAGCCAAACTGTATTCAATGCTCTTTTCAACACACTTCGTAATGGCGGCATTAATTCAATGAAACAATTCGGCGACTATAGCGATGAAGTTAAAAACAACCTTGAAGGCTTAGACAAGAACGCAGCTTCTGCTCTGAAGACTACATCAAGCATGATCAAGCAAATGAACAAATACGGAGATATGGCAATAGCCGCAAATAAAATGCGTGGCAAAAATGGTAAGGGCGTTGCTGGCAAAGGTTTGAAATCTGCTGATCTCAAGGTCATTGCTGGTGCAACAGAACTTGATGAACAAGACCTCAAGAAAATGAGCGCAGAAGAAATGGCTAAGCTTGCTGACAGTATGGAAGCAGCGGCTAATGAGGGTTACCTCAATAGCGTTGGCGAAACAATTAAGCAACGTCTCATTCAGGGTCTTGAATCAGCTGCAAATAATGGTGTAGATATCACACAGCTTATTAACTTTAAAGTACTTGCTGATGGTCAGATCGATGCAAGTGAAGTTGCAGCTGTAGCTAAGTCTTTGCAGGATGCTGGTCTTGCAGAGCTGGCAAACTATGCTGGATTGGTCGGCACACTTGCTCTCAAAATTCATGAAAACGGTGAAGAGATCACTGTAGAAACTGTGTTGAATGCTCTCAAAGGTGCAACAGTTACTGGCGCACTGAATAATACCGGCGCATACCACGGCGGTGGAGGCGGAGGCGGCGGTGGCGGTAATAAAGAGAAGTCTGCAACAGATAAGCTTCTCCAGAATGTGAAGAACCGTATCACCATAGCTGATCACCGTATTAAGATGACACAATTACAAGAACAGAAATATAATCAACTTGGTATGCTCAGTAATGAGAACAATATGATCGAATACGAAAACACTTTACAGAAAGATAAAGCTTCACGGCTTTCCAAAAATATCGTTGATCTTCGCAATCAGCTCAAGACCGTTGATCGTGGTTCTGATGACTGGCAGAAACTGTATGAACAAATTCTCAAGTATGAGGAAGAGCTCGACCAGACAAACAATACGATCACAGCTAACACCCTGAAGATTCAGCAGAACAACTCTGCAATTCGTAAAGCTCGTACAGATCTTGAAGACTTGGTCGTCCAAGAGATCGAAGCCCGTATCCAGAAACAGCGTGAAATGCTTTCTGCTTCCGTTGAAATGCAGGATACCATTCTTGAAGCTATCAGGCAAAGGCATCAAGAAGAGTGGGATTTAATTAAAAAGGATCTCGAAAAGAAGCGCGAAGCTCTCGAAGAAGAAAAGAGCTTGATCGACAAACGCTTGCAGATGCGCAAGGATGCAGAAGATGAAGCGAAGAAGTATGAAGAGCTTGCCGAGTATCGCAGACAGCTCGCGCTGATCAGCATGGACTCCACTCGTACCAAGGATGCAGCAGAACTTCGTAAGAAGATTGCCGAAACAGAGGACGAGCTTGCATGGAAAACAGCTGAGCAAGAAGCGAACGCCCAGAAGGAATCTCTCGACGACCAGATCAAAGGTGTTGAGAAATACGAGCAGTATGGTGACGAAGACCTTGAGCTTCTTCTTGAAGATGCAAATAACTTCTCAACAGATGTTGCCAAAGTTATGCAGATGAATCAGGAAGATATGTTCAAGTGGCTGAAGAACAACGTAAAAGAATACTCTCACAGTCTTGAAGACGCTCAAACCCAGATGGTCCAGAGCTGGGAAGATACGTACAAGCAGATGCTTGGCATCACTGATACGTATTGGGATCAGGTTAATCAGATCCTCTCGAGGAAGGATATCTTCAAGGCATTCATGATGGAGAGCGACCAATACAAGAACGCTTCAGAAACCGAAAAAGAAGAGTTGCTCTATCAATGGCTTGATGCTGTTAATAGTGGCAGCTATCTGTATTATTTGAGAACGCGTGAAGACTGGGCAACTTATCATCATGATGACGAAGAGTTCGCAGACTACGTCGGCGGCGAAAGCGGCGGCGGTGGTGGTTCAGGTGGTAGTGGTGGTGGACCCGGTAGTCCAAATTCTCCAAGCACTACAACCAATAATTCAACATCTACATGGGGTGTATATAGCGATACAGGCAGACTTGTTAAGACATTTAACAGCCAAGCCAGAGCACAACAATATTTAAATCTTATAGCATATAATGAGGGTTACACGGTAAAACGAGTCGTGCCAACTGCTCAACAAGCAAAGCCGACCAAGACGAGCACAAATGCAAACAATAACCGACTTAATGCAGTGCCCTTCTCCGAAGGCGGCGAAGTCAAGTACACTGGTCTTGCTATGGTTCACGGCACGCCCGCCAAGCCAGAAGCCTTCCTTGATAATGAAGACCGCAATACCATGCGCGGCATTCTCGATAGTGGCTTCATGCAGGATATGCGTACTATGGTTGCCTCTTTCAAGCAGATTAACACCAGCAGTTTTGTGCGTCATATTTATGACGACTCTTCTCTGGCAAGTGGCGCCCGTGTTACGGTCGGCGACATCAACATCAACACGAACCAGATCAACAATGAGGCTGATTTCGAAGAGCTTGCTGTTCGGATTGGTCGCGAGTTCGTTAAGGACCTCAGTATGCAAGGACTCAGTACAAGTAAATTTAGTTTTTAATTCTTATACGAGGGGTCGCGCTTTTGCGATCCCTCGTATTACTTAGGAGATGATGAGGCGTGGAATTATCGACCTTCACATTTAATGGTGTTTCCTGTGGTGAGTTTGGCCTCAGGTATGCTCCTGACATTCGTGACATGTATGTCTGGAGGCCAACAACCTCGAACATACATTCGCAGACTTTTGATGGTCACCATGGTGGTTACTTCTATGGTGCAACAAAGAAGCCCAAAGAAATTGTGCTTCGTATGTTTTTTGAAGAATCGAAAATTACCGAAGGTATCCTGTCCCAAGTCGAGAGCTTTTACAGGGTCGGCGCGACCGGCAAGCTCGTGCTTGGGCGGCGGCCTTGGGTTTATTATAACGCGACCATTACGAGCTACGATGACACGCAGCTTACGAATAAGTTTAACGGTATGATCACGATCCGTATGCAGTGCTTCTATCCGTTTGGTCGCTGTGAGTTTTTAAATCTTGATCAAAATGATCCATATTACGATGATATCGTAGCGAATTCAAACATGTTCGTGAATATGACTGGCGCCTTCCCTATCGAATACACGAACCTCACTGCAGAAACACAGTTGCATGTGATGAACCCCGGTAACGAAACAGCAGATGTTGCCTTGGAAATTGCTGGTGATGTTGGGCAAGGTGTGCTCATCGAGAACAGGACAACTGGGCAGACTTGTAAGATCGTGGCAATGAGCGCAGCAGAAACGACACAGGCTGGTAAGTACTATGTGTGTGATAGCTTGAACGGCTATTGCTATCTGACGAATGGCACTGATAAAGATATGAAATATCTTTGGCATGATCGTGGCTTCGTGCAGATTTCGCCTGCAAGAACGCTAGCAAGTAATTTGCATGGACAGCTAATTATAGATGCGCAAACTGATCAACTCGGCTTAGAGATTGATAAACCTTTGTCAAACGATGTCATAGGAAAGTATGCTGTCGTTCAGAATAAACCTTATAAAATAACGGGGCTGGAAAACAATAATATATTTCTTCGCAGTTTTATCGGCGAAGGAGTTATCACCAGTTACGACAATATACGCATTGTTGATACAGATGATATCTGGATCACGCCGATCACGACCATGTCAATTGATCGGCTAAAGTTTGTGTACTCACCCACATTCATGTAAAGGAGATGATGTCATGAAGGTCACGCTTGACGTATGCGATTACGCTGGTCATGTTCTTTGTTCTCTGTATGATAGTTCAAGCTCTGTCTCTGGTCAGGCCCACGACATCATTCCTACTACACAGCGCAATGGTTGGAAAGAGCTGAACTTTGTTATCCCCGGTGTAATGGAAGTTGGCGAAGGTCCGCAGCAGCGCAACTTTCGCCTTGACTATATCAAGCCAGAATACAAGCTGCGCCTTTATGCAACAGATGATGATGGTAATGGTCTGCTCGAATCACACGCTGTGCGAGATGGCGACGGATATCGATTCGTGCGAGACAAGGTTGACTGGTATATCATATCGCAACCTCGCATCTCTCACGAAAACTTCACAGTCAATGTTTCTGTCAAGGCGAACCATGTGTCTCAGATCCTGAAAACGAAGAACCTTGGCTTGGTCTTCTCTGATAAAGAAGGCAATAATGTTGGCACGGCTAAACAGTTGCTCGATACTGTCCTCGATGGTACTGGTTGGGCAGCTGGCTTTGTCGAGAACTTCGTTGAAAAAGATGGTTCGCCAAAGTATCGAACACTGATCGCCAGTGAGCGGACCGGATCTTATACGCTGATTACAAAGATTGCCGACTTGTTTGAAGCAAAGGCGATCTTCCACGGTGAGAATAACACCGTCGATCTTGTGCATATGAACCCGTTCGAAGAGCCGGTCAATGGTGGTCTGCCTGATGTTACTGAGCGCAACGCTGATGGTGTGTTCGAGCTGCACTATGGCAAGAACATCAAGAGTGTTGCCAAAAGTATGGACACAGATAATATGGTCACGCGACTGTATGCGTATGGTTCATATGGCGATGTTGCAACAGGCTATTGCGGCATTGATGAGCTCAAGCATACAGAATGGGTGTATGTTATTGAGAATGCTCAGGCAGGAAACGAATACTCCATCACTTATCAAGACGCAAGGAACAATGACATTGTTCGTTACTTTACCGCTGGAACACATATCAACCCCACGGTTGTCTACTCCAACTTCGATCCAGCAAGCATGATGTATGTATGGGATGGTTCCCGGGCATACAAGGTTTACAGTGAACCAAAGACAAACAACCCCATACCATTGAACCTCAGCGAAAAGAAAGAAGTCCAGAATATGTTTTCCTCCATGATGGACTTCTCTTATTACGATGAGGTCGGCTTATTCGATGATGCAATGCTTCAGGCTGTTGCGAGCTATCAGCGCGAAGCTCCCGGTTACCTTGATGATGTGAGCAATGCTTCGGCTCGTATGTCTGAAAAGCTCGATGAGCTTTCACAGATCGTTGGTTCGGTTGATTTTGTGAAGCTGAGCAACCCAACCTTTACGAATGAGGACGGCAGCACTCGCATTAACTTTGGCGGCATTGCTTACACAACCGAATACATGAAGAAAGAGAAGGACCGCTTCACATGGCGCCCCGCAACATCTCTCAAAACAGATGGTACGGCAATGAACTCTGGTGCGTCCATTGTGTATATCATTCGCAACGTTGATGATATACAGAAGCTGACTTTTGAAAAGTATTATATCAAGAGTGGTTCGCAGGAAGAAGACTCAATTGTTCTGTGGGACCAATACAAGCAAGGTTACTTCAATGGCGCGAGAGTCTACGTGATGAAGAGCAACAGTGCTCGCGGTTACCTCAGTGCAGCCGAAGACTCTGTGCTCAGCCTTGAAGAGTCTCTTGATGAAGGCAACAAGGATATCACAACGATCCATCCGACTTACTTCTCAACAACCGAGCCCTCTCGTGATGGTATCGGTGTGTCGGACCAGCTTGAGTACAGTGAGAACCCATCATACGGTTGGTGGTGGAAATATGGCAAGGTCGAGAACAATGTCTTCACGCCTCTTCGCGAGCTGTACTTTTCTTATGCTCCGCGCAACAATGCTCTGAGCCCGTGGACTCGTGTGTACTACGACGATGTAACGCCCTCCCCCACGCCGGGTTATTATCATTACAACTGGCGCGACAAAGTGCTGCGCTATGGTACAGACAGCGGCACATGGCATGAATTCAAAGAAGGTCGCGAGCTTGAGATCTCTTCCCGCTTCGACCGTGTGATCAGTGCTGCTCTACGCAGACAAAGTTATTACGATGGTTACTTCCAGACATACACCTACACTGTGACAGGAACACTGCCTGCTGGCAATTATGCCATTGATTCGAATTATGGTGTGTTCTGGTTGTTCACCATTGATAAAGCTCTGCCTGATGGCTCGACCCTGACTTATGATTCAACGCATAAGCAGATCACCGTGCACAGTACTGACGAGAACGAAGAAGACAAAGTCATCGAAGTAAAACACTTCCAGTTTGATTCGCTCTTCTATCATCCAGAGAATGGTGCAACAAATGTTGCGATCACTACGAACACATCACTTGACACTTCGACTGGCGGCGAGATCGAGATTACAGGGATGTATGCAACAAAGAATATCCGCATTTATCCGAAGCTTACTTATGAAACAAATATTGCTGGCAGCGGTACAGCCTGCTTCTACAATGAGAAGGGACATTATCTCGGCTTCACTTCTCTCGACATGTCTGACAACGGATCATTCAGTACACCTGAGAACGCTCGCTTTGTTCGGATCGCAACATCAATGAATATCTCATCTGGCTTCAGTCTGCATGCTCGTAACTACCTTAACATCGTTTCGGCTGAGAACGACACCTATAACATTCTTGATAGCGAACTTGTCATTGGCAGCGGTGTAAGAAAAGGTTTGCTCACACAGCTGAAAGCATTTGCTGATGCAGCTGATGATGCTTATGGTGTATATCGCAGTGCTCTTATACAAGCACAGGAAAATTCAAAGCAGCGGCAGAACACTATGACAAACATGCTTGGTTCGATGTATCGTGAAGGTTGGTGGCAGAAAGAAACCTATGTCGATGGCGACGAACAGAAGCTTTACGATGACGCTCTCAAAACTCTGCAACATATCTCGCATCCCGAAGAGACTTACAATATCAGCTTTGTCGATTACCGCAATGCCACCATTGAGTCCAGCAACGGTATGTTGCCAGAATATCAACATGTCACAATAAGGTCCGCCGCTCACCTCATCGACGATGACACAGGCATCAGCAAGTGGGCATACATTGATACCTTCAAGCCATGCCTTGATCAGCCTTGGAAGACACAGATCCAGATCAACACAAACCTTACGACAATGGGCCAGCACTCATTCGCAGATGTCATGGCTCATATCGCAGAGGTTGCCAACAGTGTTAGTGGGCGCGAAACAATGTTCGCTCGCTCTGCTGTGATCGGAAGATACAACCGTATTCTCGCTGAGAATATCGAAGGCCAGTTTGATCTCGACAGGGTGAAGCTTTCGAACGCTACATCAAACGTGTATCAAGATGATCGCGGCAACTGGATCTTTGAAACGTCTGATGGTTCGTCCGCAATGAAGCTAACCGGCGCAGGCTTCTGCTTGGCTAGCACTAAGAATGAGGACGGCGACTGGAACTGGCGCACGTTTGGTACTGGCGAAGGGTTCACTGCCGACCTGATCACGAGTGGTCACATCAAGGCGAACCTCATCGAGGCTGGCACGATTACAACAGAAATGATCGCTGCACCTGTCGGCTCTGAACTGAACCTTGTTGGCAACCAGTCCATTAAGATTGTTGCCGATACAGCGATCTATGAAACCGATTACTCAAATGGCGACAACTTGCTTCGAGGTGCATCGACCGAACCTCGCTTTGCTCACACTCCATACTTGCTGAATAACATTAATCTCACAGATTCAGAGATGGCTTCTGACTCTATCGTGTACAGAGTGTTTATTCAGAATTCTTTGATCGAACCAATGCCGGACCCTGTGCCAACTGTCAGGGCACATCTGGTTGTGTATGTTGGTGACACAGCAACTCATTATTATGGCAACGAAATTGCTGCTGGTAACGAAGGATGGTCGACCGTTTCCGCAACCCTTCCTCCAAATGCAACAAAGCTTGGCATATACATTGACGGAAGCACAACACAGTTAATCAATTATCATTCGCCAAAGGTTGAGTTTGGTGAAATCCCTACGGAGTTCTCCAAATGCCGAGATGATATTGAGGACAACGTTCATAATCTTGAGCGGGCTGTGCTCGATGTAAACCCACGATACATCTCCCAGAAGGTTTCTTCTGTTGAGAATACTCGTCAGACTAACTTGTATGCTGAATCGTATGACAACCCCACTGTAGATAACGCCAGTGTTGTGTGCGTAAAGAACATCTATAATGGCATCACATTGTCAAACATTCCTAGAGCTGGTGTCACAATGACACTACCGCTGCATATGATTAAAGCATCTGGCGACTATACCGTATCATTTGTGGCAACATGCACTCAAAGTGCTACTCTAAATGTCAGCATGACCGGCACTCCTGTCATGACTTCTTATGTTGGGCAATTATATGAATCAAAAATTGTTGCACCATTCACTAATGTACAAATGCCTGCAACACCACCAATGAATCTTACCATCAATGTTGTTCCGTATAGAGATAACACTCAGCTAACTATTCGTTTGCTGATGGTTCAGACCGGCAATGTCGCTACAGAGTGGGTTGCATCAAGCTTGCCAGACCCAATGATCGGCGCCAACATCTTGCCAAATGGCGGCTTCGCAACATACAGCTCGACCGGTGTCGTTGGCGTTGACCAAAAGTGGGAACCATTCCAAGCCGATGCTGTCGTCAGCAACAGTACAATGAACCCTGGTCGATTCACAGAAATATATAATGCAGAGACAGTAAACGAATACTCTATTACACGTACAGATCCTTCGTGCAATACACTTGCTGTGATACCTACTGGCACGACTATGCCATACGGCATTGAGCATGTTGGTGCTAATGTTGTTGCCGGAGAATATTATACATTCAGCTGTTATGCTGCAACACTGCACAACACGCAATGCTCCGTCACAATTCTTGGAGAAGATGGCGTAGCTGTTGAACCGTATGAGACGCAGCTTCCTATTGAGATAACATATGAACCTACTGGTACAATCGAAACATATCAGTATATCACTATTCCGTTTAAGGCAACGTCTGATATTATTACTGTTAAGTTTTCTGCAACAGCGAACAGCGAAGCTATGTCAGCAGTAGAAGAAAAAGATAAAGCTAAAATATTTATATACCATTGTAAGCTTGAGAAAGGCATTAACGCTACAGTTTATTCTGAGCCAATTATTAATTCTTTGAACGAAGCTTACAATCAGACAACGAATGATCTCAATAATATAGCGCAGCGTGTTACAGACGCAGAGATACAATTGCAACCGGATAATATTACACAAACAGTAATAGAGCATAGTACATTTACAAATACATTAGATGCATTACAAAGAACAACGATCAACCAAACCAAGTCAGATCTTCGCGTGACAATTGAAACAGCTGATGCTTTACACGATGCTGTAGCATGGATTCATGCTGAGCAAGATCAGTCAGGTGCTCCTGTGTTGAGGCTCGGCACTAATACGAGCGACTTCAGTGCAGAGCTTACAAACAGAGAGCTGGCATTTAAAGAAGGTTCGCAAAAAGTTGCATACATTAACGATCAAAAACTATTTATTGACCAAGGTGAATTTATTCATGGCTTTAAGATCGGCGACCTTAACGCAATCATTGATGAATCAAATGGCTCTATCAACTGGGTCTGGAGCCAGCAAAATCCATAATAAGAAAGGGTGATATTGTTGGGGTCAACTACATATTGGAGTAACCACTGGGTTGGAGCAGGAGCTCAAACGGTTTCGTGGAGCGTGCCAGCAGGCTGCACTGCTGACAGTTTATATGTAAAACGTGAAGGCGGTTCAGCGTCAGTATACTTGTATTGGCGTAATGGTCAATGGAAGCTTTCTGGCACTCAATCATCCACTTATGCTGTCAGTGGTACAAGTGGCAGTGAAACATTTTTTGCAGGCGGAACCAGTGGTGGTTCGTGTACTGCTACTGTTATTCTGTATTATCATACTGTAGAAGCAGCTTCTACAATTAATGCGAGCAATATTACCTTTCCTAATGATATTAATAATCTAAGTGTTACAAGCGAAGTTACCATTAGTAATTCAACGATGAACATGAGTGAGATTCACCATGTTATTACATGGACGTGCGGTGCTTTTATCGGCACTGTTACAACAAACAATGGTGCTACAAGTGCATCTTACAATATTTACGAGGCATGTGCACAATTTCCAACTGGCAGCAGTGCAAACATGACCATCACATGTAAAACATATAAAGGCACACGCCAGATTGGTTCGCAGACAAGCAGAACAATTACTCTTACCTTGCCGCAAATAAATCCTTTGCTTACAGGCAATGTTGCCGTACAGGCGGCTAGTCAATGGCATGGAAGAAACCTTGCTGGTGCAACATCTGTTCATTTTAGTGGCACATGCACTCCAGCTTTTATGAGTGGCGCCCCAAGCATTAATATAACTGGCGGCAATCTTAACCTTTCTGTACCAAGCAGCCAGATTACAGCAAGAGCAGATAGTGAAACTTGGGACTGGGCTGCAGATACTGTTATCCCGGTGTATGGTTCATTTACATTTGATGTTACTGCGACATGCACTCGAGGTTTGGCAACCACAATAACTGCCGGTGAGGAAGTAGGAGGAGAATATCAGCCTACTACAATTACATTTGTGCCATATAGTCCGCCAACTATCAGTGCTTCTTGTTATCGTTGCAACAGAGCTGGTGTTTCAAAGAGAGATGGTACATTTATTGCTTGCCGTATTCATTTTGATTACACAATATTCGATGATACCGAGCCGGACAACAATAGTGCTGAGGTTCGATTCCAGTATGCTCCCATCAACGGGACGGAGTGGCTTGACTTTAATCCGCCTGTTACTACGGTGTTGAATGATTCAACAACCGTGCTTCGGATCAATCCAGCTGATGCGTCAGAAACAGATGACACTGCTAATGGTGGCTTTCGCCCTGATGCGCAATATAAAATTCTCGCAACAGTCACAGATGCTTTGAATAATTCTGCTTCTGCTGCGAATTCTATTGGCACTGCAGAAGTATTTATGCGCTGGGATCATGGACATAACGCTTTTGGTTTCGGAGCTTATCCTTTTGCAGATAACAGCGTGTATTTAAGTCCAAGTTGGACATTCCATACACATGGTCAGGAAATCCTGGACCTCATTCATCCTGTAGGAAGTATCTATATTTCTGTTAATGATATTAATCCAGGCACCATTTTTGGCGGCACTTGGGTACAAATCCAAGATACTTTCTTGCTTGCTTGCGGCAGCACATATAATAACGGGACTACTGGCGGCGAAGCAGAACATACATTGGATATAGAAGAAATGCCCGTACATAGGCACAATCCGTATGGATCAAATGATCATGATCGTGGCAATTGGAGATTTGCTACCATACGAGATATTGCTGATACATCTGGCAAACTCGCATTAGACAGTGGAAATGCAATTTACGGTTTTGGTAGTAATTCGCAGTGGGGCGATCTTCAGATACGTCAATATACAGCTCCTGCTGGTGGACGATTAACAGTTAATGAAAACGGCCAGGTTACAGAACAGACTACACTTCCGCATAACAACATGCCGCCATACTTAGCGGTTTATATGTGGAAACGTACAGCATAATTTAAAAGGGGGTATACTCTCATGACGATTACTATGCCGCGAGGCGATATACGCCCCGTGAATTTTTTTGTTTACGATGCTAATGATGCGCTCGTAGACATTGCTTTCGATGAAATTTATTTCTCTGTCAAGAAAAGCTATCTTGACAAAACGCCGCTGTTCCAGAAACGACTGTCTGATGGCGGCATCTCTTCTCTTGGCAACGGTGAGTACCGCTTCCTGATCGAAGCTGCTGACACTGACAACCTCCGTATCGGCAAGTATGTGTTCGACATCGAGGTTGTCAAAGGAACTGAGATCAAGCAGACGAGCGTTGGCGACCTTAACCTGACGAACGAAGTAACCTTCGTGACGAATGAGGGGTGATCGTATGGCAGACACTTTAAAGATCAAGCTGCAGCCTGCGACACCGCTTCAGGTTCGCATGGCTACATGGATTGCCAACAGTGGCGAAGGCGGCGGGACGACTAACTATAATGCTCTATACAACAAACCGAGCATCAATGGTGTGACATTATCTGGCAACCTTACGAGCGCAGACCTCAAGTTCGTATCGGAGAATACGACAGCAGGCTGGGACTCCGTGCCAGATTACACGCCGCAGCAAGGCGAAGTGTGCTACTACTCTGACTGTGGTCGGCTCAAGATCGGTGATGGCAATTCATACATTGCCGATCTCCCCTTCCTCAGCGACGCCCAGATTCAGCCAGCACTCGACGCTTTGCAGGATCATATCAACAACACAACTGTCCACGTAACATCGGATGACCGCAACACTTGGAACGCGAAAGTCAGCTGCGATGTAATTGGCGAAGACCTTATTTTCTCACGCAATTAAGGAAAGGGTGGATAACTTATGGCCGATATTAGTCATATTACACTGCCCAGCGGTGTAACTTATAACCTCAAAGATGCTCAGGCTCGTGCAGATATCGCAGCTATTGATGCGGTGATCGCTGGTGGCACAAGCTTTCTTGGCATCACGACAACTCCTCTCGCCGATGGTTCGACCACAACCCAGATCGTGGTCGGCACTCAGACAATTGGTGCAGTGAACGGCGGTATTGCGATCTATGGCGAGAGAGAATTTATCTATGCGGACACAGACTCCCAGTGGCACGAGCTTGGTTCGGCTGGTGACTTTGGTTCGCTTGGTGAACTGGCTTGGCACGATGAAGCCAGCGGATCTTATACTCCTGCAGGCGTAGTTTCTCAGCCTACGTTTACTGGAGCTTCGCTTACGGCAACAGGGTCGCTGACTCCGACTGGTTCGGTTTCTCAGCCTACGTTCACAGGCACGGAAGGCAACGTCAGTGTGAGTGGTACAGCGACTGGTTCGATCAGTGTTGGTACAGGGACTGCGAATTATACTCCCGCAGGAACGGTCAGCCGTCCTACATTCAGCGGTTCGGCTCTGACTTCTACGGGTCGCTTTACTCCGTCTGGCGAAATCACTGTTGGTTCGGGTGAAGCGAACTATACTCCGGCAGGAACTGTCTCGACCCCGACGATCACGGTCACGCCCAGCACGGCTACGAAGTATGTTGCGAACTCTGCAACGGGTGGCGGGTCTGTCACGGATGGTTCGGCTGCTCAGTGTACGCTTCCTGTCCTCACGACTTCTGTTGTCAATGAAACGCTGACTCTGTCTTGGACTCCTGGCTCGTTCACTGCGAATACGCCGACCGCTGTTACGCTTCCGACTTTTGCAAGCCAGACGATTGCGACGGGTATTGCGAGTGCGACCTCTAGTCAGCCGACCTTCACAGGCACAGGGGCGAACCTTGAGTTCACGGGTTCTCAGGGCGATGTGTCCGTTACTGGTACTCCGTCTGGTACTGTGTCTCAGCCTACGTTCAGTGGCGATGGAGTGCAGCTGAAGTTCAATGGTACGGCGATGACCTCGACTGGTACGTTTACTCCCGCAGGAACAGTATCTCAGCCTGAGTTTACTGGTGGCGAGAGTGTCGTAAGCGTAACGGGTACACCGGCAGGAACGGTGTCTCAGCCGACGTTTACTGGTACTCCCGCAACGATCACCGTTCAGGCGTAAGGGGGAGTATGAATGGCAGATATAAGCAGGATCAGAGTAGACAGTACTACTTATAATCTTAAAGATGCACGACTTCCTGCTCCCGGTGCAGATGGCACTGGACTTGTGTCTGTGAATGGTGAATGGGTGCAGACTCCGGGATATGGATACAGTGTGACGGAAGACTCATTCGTACTTGGTGAGTTTACCTCTGCGGACTTCACGCAGGAAGGCACAGAGTATAAGGCAACAATTCCGCTCACGTCAGAATTGTTAACCCTGTTGCAGAGAATGTTTACTAACCATGAAGAGTTTAATGTGACGATCGATGGCACTACGTATAATAGTGTTGCTGATCAGTTTACTTATACTGACGATCCAAGTATTTATCTTCAGGATGTTTTCAGGCTTGAACCGAATTCCAATTACACGGCACTTACTTTCTTTGTGCCGACTGCTCCTAGCTCCGCAAGGATATATGGATCGGTAACTACGTATACTCAGTTTGATCGTAGGTTATTGCCTCCGAATGAAAATAATTTGAATATAGAGAACGGTATAGGAACTAGGGCTGTTCTTGTTAATGATGTAGATGGTAATACAGCGAGTGGAAATTATGCAACAGCGGAAGGGTATGGAACAGGAGCTACTGCGGATTATTCTCATGCCGAAGGTTATCAGTCCAGTGCGTCAGGACAGGAGTCTCATGCTGAGGGACACGGAACGGTCGCTAGTGGAACACGTTCACATAGTGAAGGTTTACAAACAGACGCACTTGGAAACGCATCTCATGCAGAAGGAGCAAATACTGAAGCTTTTGGAACATATTCACATGCGGAAGGGTATGGCACACTGGCTGGTGGTCAGTATTCTCACTCAGAAGGACAAAGTTATAGTTATGGCGGGTTTACACAGATAAGAATAACAGCAGAAGTGGATGCTACAAATAGAATTTATTCCGTTGATTCTGTGTCTAATCTTATTAATGTTGATAATTTTATTCTTGCCACTGACATCAACGGAGTTCAAGATTATGTTCGAATTGTTGGAATAGACTCAGCAAACCTACAAATAAAGCTAAGTAAAAGAGTTCTCGCTGGAAATTATAATGTCTTTAAGTATGGAGCATTTGGAAGTGCTTCTCACATAGAAGGGACATCTAATATTGCTGTACTGAATGATACACATGCAGAAGGAAATCTCACTAAAGCAAAAGGCGGATACTCTCACGCAGAGGGACATGAAACAAATGCTTCTGGTGATTGCAGTCATGCTGAAGGCTATAGAACTATATCAGGAGATAAGTCTCATTCAGAAGGCCATAGCACTATGGCAAATACTTATATATCTCATGCTGAAGGATGCCAAACCATTACTGTTTATAGGGTGCAAGATGGTCGTGGCGCACATGCAGAAGGATATATAACTGCATCGTTTGGTAGTGGCGCACATGCAGAAGGAAGTTCTAGAGGTTATTTTGCGGGTGTTAAAGTCTTACTGACAGGCGAACAGAATGTTACCAGTGAGAGTCATACTTTGAATTATGACTTCCCAGATAACACTGCCGCCGATTTGAATAGCAGTGTTGTCGGTATGTATCTCGTTTATACTGGAGAAGATTTCGCTTGCAATTGTCTGAAAATTTCAGCAATAGATACTTCGCATCAAACTTTCCAAGTCATTAATCCTCATCCCGCTTTGACAAATGCAGTCTTCATGTTGGTAGATAATATTGCCATTGGCGGAAGTGCACATACGGAAGGATCTGGAACTCAAGCTATTGGAACTGATTCACACACAGAGGGCATTGGAACTATCGCAAAGGGTGTAGCCCAACACGCACAAGGCAAATTTAATATCGAAGACACGAGCAATACTTATGCACATATTGTTGGCAACGGTGTCGCTGGAGAGCGTTCAAACGCTCACACGCTTGACTGGAATGGCAACGCTTGGTACGCAGGAACAGTTTCCGCTGGCACAGTTGCGAACCCCGCTCCTGTAACGAACGCTAATGATCTGGCAACTAAAGCATATGTTGATGCTAATGCGGGCGGAGATAGTCCTGTTGAGAGTGGAAGTGGTGTCGGATCTGTACAGACGAAGAGTTGGACTGTTGGGACTGGTGATTCCGCAATAACTAATACACAGACAGCTTCTGGTACTGGCTCTTTTGCTGAAGGATGCAACACACAAGCAACAGATAGTTTTGCACATGCGGAAGGTTATTCCACCAAAGCAAATGGTATGTCGGCTCATGCAGAAGGAGAAGAAACACATGCCCAAAAAACAGGCGGACATGCGGAAGGATATGGAACTATTGCCGGTAAGTATGCTCATAGCGAAGGTGAAACTCGCACATATTCCTTAACACTTACTTCGTCGATTCAGTCAACGTCTAATACTGTATATAATTGTGCTTCTATCCCGCAAGCCCTGAGACGTGGCATGTATGTAGTTAATCCCAGTACTAACGATTTAGTTGCTATAACTAACATTGACACAACAAATAGTAAAATTACTCTTCTAAATAACACATTAGGCATCGTGTCAGGGCTGACTGTAACGGTTTATGGATCTTCTGCATACGGAGATAATTCGCACAGTGAAGGATACAGTTCTGTTGCATTTGGTACGTCGGCACACTCAGAAGGAGCTAATACCAGCGCATACGGTGACAATAGCCATGCGGAAGGCAGCATAACACAAGCTGATGGAATTAATTCTCACGCAGAAGGTAGCAACACCTACACGCACCCAACTGCTTCAAATGCACATGTAGAAGGACTTGGCACTATTGCACGAGGACAGAATCAACACGTTGAAGGAAAGTACAATATTGAAGACACACAGAATCAATATGCTCATATTACAGGAATAGGATATAGAGATTCTGCTCGTCGAAATGGGTTTACTGTTGACTGGAATGGAGCAGGAGTTTTCGCACAGGGAGTTAAAGCTCCAATGATTACAGGCGAAAGTATTTCTGTAGGAAATAACAATCATACTTTCGATCCGCAAAATATTGGTCTGGGTGGCATGGCGTTCGGGCGTAATTTGACTTCAACTGGTAATTACTCCGTGGCAGAAGGAACAGGCGAATTAAGTGGAAGTAGTTATTACTTATATATTACTGGCACTTATGACACTCACTTCACATATGATGCATCAGATACTAATACAACCAACACATTGAACAATATAAACGAATTTTTTATCGCATGGTCTCCAGATTTTAATGATGCTGGTGTAGTTGATACTATTAATCGATCAGAGAATTCAATTGACATTAATGGACTCGCAGGATATGTTTTCAATCATACTCCTATATATTTTTATCCTCCTAACACGGGTAGCAATAACAGTCATTCTGAAGGATACGATACACACGCACTCGGTATAAGCTCTCATGCGGAGGGATCAGGAAGTACTGCTGGTGGATATTTCTTATCTTCTGAAGCATATGATTCCGGAGACTACAGTGGTTATTTCTCTGGAGCGGATTCACACGCTGAAGGCAGCAGCACTTTAGCAATCGGAGAAGGTAGTCATAGCGAAGGATATGCTACAAAAGCCATAGGAAATTATTCACATGCAAGTGGTTTTGATTCATTAGCATATGGTCTGGGTTCAAATGCATCTACTTTTAACGGTTATCCTGGATATGAATATGGAGAAAGCTCATGCACAATTACAGGGTATATAAGTGATACAACATATAGATGTAATTTGTCGGGGACTCCTCTTCCTGGCATGGTAGTTTATGTGAAAATAGGAACACAAGGTTTTTTTGTTGCTAGGAAAATTGTGTCTGTAACGCACACAGGCAGTGTGTATGATATTACGTTTGATGGCAAGTTCCCTTATAATGATCCGGCATTTGGATCACAAACAACGCTAAACGGATGGCTTGTTGAGAGTTGCGCTTCTGGTATAGCTTCTCATATCGAAGGCAATCTTACGTTGGCTGGAGCAGATTATGCTCACAGCGAAGGCGAATTAACAGTTGCAAATGGGCAGAGTCAACATGTATCCGGCAGAGCTAACATAATTGACACGAATGATACTTATGCAGTTATTGTTGGCAACGGAACAGTCGAAAGAGAAGATGGTATTGATCCGCAATATCCTGCAGCTCCTGAGAGTGTCACTCGTTCTAACGGCTACACTCTCGATTGGTCAGGTAACGGTTGGTTCGCTGGCAACATTACAGCCAACGGCGGATCGCTCACGCTCCACGACAGCACAGGCGATGTCACGATCACGGCAGCACAACTTCGTCAGCTTCTCGCAATGTTAAGTTAAGGAGCTGATCATATGGCGTACAGAGTTCACAATGTTCAGCCCGGTCAGCGAATCCTTGCACAGACAGTAAACGAGCAGGACTCGCAGATCGCTTCGAACGAGCAGCATATTACAGAACTCACGCAACAACTCGATCAGAAGATCAGCGAACCCGCAACAGCCGGACAGCCGGGACAAGTGCTTGGACTCGACGCTTCCGGCAATAGAAGCTGGCTCACAACGTCGGCTTCGATTCAGATCTCAGTAGACGCTGAGACATTACAAATTATTACGTAAACAGGAGAAGGGGTTATCTAAAGCGATAACCTCTTCTCTTATATTTAGACTAAGGAGATGGTTTTATGGCTTACCAGATTCACGATGTGGCGAATGGCGATGTGATCCAGGCTCAGACTACGATTGAACAGGATACACAGATCGCTGCCAACGAATCAGCTATTGGGCAACTTCAGACAAAGGTGAACCAGATCGAAACGAATATGCCTGATACTACGCAGATCGAAAGCGACGTGAGTGCGCTCCAGACTTCTGTCAGCGGACTCTCTAGTACGGTTAACGGGATTAATACGACTCTTGGGACTAAGATAAATGAGCCGGCCACGGAAGGAAAGAACGGTCAGGTTCTTACTACTGATGGCAACGGACATCGTACATGGAAGACAGTTCAGGGTAGCGGTGGATCAAGCGTTGAGATCGACGATACGCTTACGCAACAGGGCGAAGCAGCGGATGCCAAGGCAGCAGGTGACGCTCTTGCAACGAAGCTCACGAAGCCTGCTACGGATGGCACGAATGGACAGGTACTGATGACGGATGGACAGGGCGGAGCTAGTTGGCATGATGCTCTGGATGGCACGGCGGTTGAGAGTGCTGTTGGGAGTTATATTAATGCTCATCCTGAAGTAATTGCGGTTGCGGATGGTTCTATCAGCAGAGCAAAGCTTGACACTGATCTTGGTGATATCGTCGACCAGATCGACCCGCTGTCATCTACCATCGAAGAAGCATTCGGGTCTACTTCCGAACAGACGATCGCCATTGCCGACATTACGTTCACAGAGGGCAAGACCATCTCAACGACTGCGGCAACGATCGGGAACATTATAAACGGTTCTTCCTACTCTGTGTCCGACCCGATTACATTAACAAACGCCAAGACACTCAACATCAGCTACAATGGGACTATTGATCCCACTGCGAAAGCTTTCTTCTATACGCCGTCTGGCAGCTATGTAAGTCACTTCAATGTTCTCCGTGATACAAAGGCAACTCCTATAGATATTCCTGCAACTGCCGGGTATTTCAGGTTCTGTGTAATGACTTCAAGAATCTCAAAGATGAACCCGATCGTCATCTCTGCTGAAGTCAAAGGGACTCTGGAAATTGAGTTTGAGAAGAAGGTTGACATTGATCAAGGCGTTGAGAACGCTGGCAAAGTCCTTGCTGTTGACGGGGCCGGGAAGGTTGGTCTCCGCTCGTCTACTGTGACCGTCAAACCGAAGTACATGCTTTCTCATCCGATAAAGCCCCTGATGCCTGAAATTATGGCGAGCTTTGGCTGGTGCAGTATGTATATCCCGGATGCATGGACTAAAGCAGATATCACGATGTCTGTCAGCGGTAGTGCGGATTCTGACAGCTTGACTGTTTCCTCGTTTGCGGCGGTTCATTGCGACACAGATGCAGACCTCTCTTCTACTGTGAACCTTGCCCAGCTCACTTCCGACTTTGGATGGGTCGGTGGTGTTCTGTCTGCTGATGGGATTCATTTCCACACTGTCAACTTCAAGGCAGATCCGAACGATGCCACGAAGCTGATCGTGTTCCCGAAGCTTACCGAAGAAATCACGAACGGTGTTCTGTCCACGATGCTGACGGACTCTACCTCTACTTCCGTTGGACTGCATCTTACGACAAACGGTTACAAAGCATATGCCCAGCATATCTTTGCCCAGAACCCGAAACATTGCGAGGTTGGCAAATACGTTGCCCGGTTCTCCGGCACGGAAGTTGATGTGACAGATCCTACCGTATTCCCTTGGCAGAAGATTGGCTCCGGCTATCAGACTGATCAGTATCGTTATGTTAACGAGAATATGAATAAGGAATGGCTTCAGAGAACCGTAACAAATGCATGCTTGTATATTGCATATGCAAGTTATTCTCCTTGGACTGGTAAGACTGGCGTTTTCTGGGAGCAGAACCTTCAGGGCAACAGCGGTTATCTTGAAGCGTTCATCTTCCCTGTGTGCAACCAGATTGAACTTCCCGAAGGTATGGAAGTGCATGTTGTTGTTACGATTGACGGAGTTGAGAAGCTCCATGAAATCCTGACAACCTCCATCTGCCGCAGGATCATCTGTGACTACGAGGGAGCTGGGACTGCCAAGCTTGAGATCTACAGCAATAGCTGGGGGCCTGTCAATGGTGGCAAGTATGGCTTTGGTATAGGTCGGGTCACTTGGTGGGTAAACGAACTTGAATATCCTGACACTCAACTGTTCCCCAAGGGAGCGGTTATTGCACAGGAATTTGACTCTTGGGGAACTGTGCGACATGCGGCGAGTGCCACAGAGTTCAAACGGTTGCAGTGTGAAAACAGTGTTGTAACGGTTGATTACACGAACTACTCCAAGGGAAGTCAGACCAGTGCGTGGGCTTTGGCTTGGTTCTATGAGAACGTTATCAAGTACCATCCTGCGATCAGCATCCACGACTTTGTCATCAATGACACGAACTCAAAAAATTCCAGCCTTGTCCCTGATACTGTTGCTGGCCCTGACGGCAATGCCTATAACAACAAGCTGACAAGTGCCCAGTATTGTGAGAACATGAAGCTCCTTGCCCAACTTGCCATCAGCAACGGCATTCAACCGATCTTTATGCGGAACATGCAACACGGTGCAAGCAACTATCAGACCTTCTCTAATTCTCTGATCAACTCTATGTCTACTCAGATCTAATGTCTATAGGGCTGTCACTTATGTGGCAGTCCGTCTTTGAATTGAGGTGATGATATGGCTCTTGTAATTAAAGTTGGCGGTAAGCCAGCTATCAGCAATCTGTGCGAAATCATGATCCCTGACGGTACGAGCATCAACAACGCCAAGATCGATTACCGCTACGTCGGCCCTGGCTCGATTGCCTACACGACTTGCGGTGACAAGGTGTGGCGGCTCGGCGAGAACATGCGCTGGGTTCGTATCGTTAACACTGGCGGTGGAGGCGGTGGCGGAACTTCTACTGGTTACGGTGCTGCCGTATATGGCACTGGGAAGTATGGACAGTAATGGCGGTCGGTTCCGTGGATCGTGGCAACATGGCTTGTCTTACAGCAAGAATGATGTTGCGGTCTGCGGGACCGCTTTTTACAAAGCGAAGTCTGATCGGCCATGCTATGACGATCCGCCTAGTCTAAACCCGGAATGGGAGTGGTTGCATGACTGTCAGAGTAAAAATAACAAGGCAAAAGAACGCTGAGCTTCTTGGTTGCCGAATCAATGAAACCGTTGATATTCCGCTCGAGGAATATATCCACGGTGTTGTAGCATCAGAGATCGGAGACTCGCCTCTCGAAGCCTGCAAGGCGCAGGCCGTTGCAGCAAGAACGAATGCAATGATTTACATCGATAAGGGGTCCGCGATTTCTGATGCATCCTCTTCTGCTCAGGCTTTCCGAGCCGAGCGCATGAATGGTTACCCGGTCGCCCGTCAGGCTGCTGAAGAAACTGCTGGTGAGGTTTTGACATACAACGGCGCAGTATGCTCGCCTTGCTCATTCTCTTCAGACAACGCGGGCCGGACCACTTCAAGCGAGAGCAGATGGGGCGGCGCAAGAGCTTGGTTGATCGAACAAGATGACCCTTGGGATACAAGCAAAAAGAAAACAGGACATGGTGTCGGTATGAGCCAGCTTGGTGCAATCAATGCTGCCAAGCTCGGCTTTTCTTATACCGACATTCTTCGTTTCTACTATCCAAATACTGCCCTCGAAAAGCGAGGTGATCGAGCTATGGCGAAAGTTAAAGCCAGTTGGCTGATCGAAAAGTTTAAGTACATGGCCGACAACAAATGGAAATATGTTGCCGACTCAGCTCGCAATGGCGCCGTCGATTGCTCTGGTGCGTTTACTTATTGGTACAATGAGGCAGGAAGCAGCATGTATCACGGCAGTAACACGATGTACAGAAAGTACTCTATAGAGAAAGGCAAGATCGGCGAGATAAAGTTGGTCCCCGGAATGGCTGTCTACCGCTGGAAGGAAGCAAAAAGAGGCGAGCTTCCTACAGTGTACCTGAATGATGGGCTTGGAAATTTCAAGCACGTTGGTCTGTACATCGGCAACGGTAAGTGTATCGAAGCGAAAGGCACACAGTATGGTGTCGTGTACAGTGACATCAGCACATGGGACTATGCGAGCAAACTGGTGAACACAGAATATGATGTTGCGGAAGGTGATGCACCAATGCAGAAGATGCAAGTATATGCAGAGTCTGGTCGGACCGTTAATCTTCGCAAGACGGCTTCGACATCTGGTACTATTCTCACTCATGTACCTGTTGGTGCAACCGTGCTTGTTGGCGAAGAAACAAATGGCTTTGCCGCAGTCACGTATGGCAGTTACACAGGCTATATGATGACAAAATTTCTCACTACAGATGTGAGTTCCGAAGAAGACGAGAGCACCGTTACTCTCGAGCTCGACAAGAGCGTTGCGAAATGTCTTTTGATTGCCCTAAACAAAGCAGGCTTATCTGCGTAAGAAAGGAGTGTATTGTATGGAAGAGCTTCTTTCTAGCTGGTGGGGTATTCTTGTTACTGTTTCTGGTGGAATTGCTGTCATTGTTGGTTTCGTCAAAGGTATCGATAGCATCAAAGAATGGATCAGAGCTAAAGCAAAAGACAGACTGTCTCGCGAAAGCATGGAAGCCCGTATCATGCAGGCTATTGATGACCTTGATAACAGTGTCCGCAAGAATGACGAAAGCCAACTGCAGCGTATTGATGATCTGATCAAGCGCACAGAAAGGATTGAGGCAACACTTGTGGATGTACAGGAACAAAGCGCCGCCCTTACTTATGATAAATTGATGGCGGCTTACACCAAGCATGGTGTGCGACGTGACCCGATTACTGTTTCAGGACTTGCTTCGCTGCAGCGCATCTATCATGCGTACACGAAAGGCGGGCGCAACCACATTCCTACGGACTTTCTCGAAAGACTTGAGGAATGCCCGATTGAAAAGTGAGGTGCGCCATATGACAAAGCAGGACAAAGAGTTTGTGCAATATAGCAAGCGCGTATGCAAGTGGTCGCTGCTCGGAGTTTTTACTCTTGTGATCATTGCTATGGCGTTATGCGTGTTTGTTTGTACCGATGTTGCCCAGATTGATGCCGTTGTGAGGTTGATTCAATACTTCTCAACGCTCGCTGGCGTAGTTGTGACAGGTTATTTTGGGCGGGCTTCGCTTGAAGACTTCGCCACGAACAGAAAAAGTATTCAGAAAGCTCTCGATAATCAGCAAAATGACGAAGAAGAAGAGAGCGTTGGTTGAAAGGATGGGTGCATATGGACCTGATTAAAGAATTTCCATGGACCGCCATCGTTGGCGTGCTCATTATGATCTTTACTGTTATTGTTAAGTACGTTTTTGACCGCCATGTCATGCCGTATCTTGAATCCAAGGGGCTCGTTGAAGCCTGTTATGTTGCTGTCAACGCTGCTGAAGCCATGTATGGTCGCTATAAAGGCGAAGAGAAGCTGAAGTATGCGCTCAAGCTGCTCTCCGACGAAGGCTGGAACATCGATAGCGAGGCTGTTATTGCCAACATTAACGCTGCTTGGCAGGAGCTGAACCTTAAACAGATCGACGCAGGCATTAAGCAGCCTGAATAACAACTTTTTCATACGACTTTTTGTGATAATGCACACTTTTTCATACGAGTTTTTGCGATAACGCATACTTTTTCATACGAGTTTGTGTAGTTGGTATAAAATTTCAGTTGAAAAATGTGCAAATGTGCACAAAATTTAAGTTCGGATAAAAATGGGGTACACTTTTACGGTGTACCCCTTTTTATTTCGCCGGTATTCAGAGAAATACTTGACGATCAAATACTTTTGTGAATATCTGCTGTCATATTTTGTGCAACCCCCGGTTCATACCCGGAGTGTCATTGGTTCGAATCCAATCGGAGCCATGCGTTGGGGCGTCTCACTTCTCAGGAAGCGGGGCGCTTCTTTTTTATGTTATATTTTATCATTTGTGCAACCATCAAGCCCTCAAAACGTTGTCCTGCTTGGGCTCGGACGGGTTAATGATTGCAAGGAACTCATTGTTGATCTCTGTGGCGGCTCTCGTGAGCATGCTTTTCATGCCGTGAGTGTACCGACCAAGCGTAATATCCTGTGATGAATGTCCGACGATCAGTTTTGTCGTCTTCAGATCGATGCAGGCATTGTTGCACACAGTAATAAACGTGTGGCGGAGGATATGTGGTGTTGCACCATGTATATCGATGGTGTTTTTGATGCGGTCCCACGTTCTGCGATGCATTGCGAGCGTTGGCGGATCCTTTTCCTTCCTATATACATAGTACTCTGGATCGCAATCGCTGATGAATGGTCGCAGGATATCAATGATCGGCACCAAACGCAGTGCGCTGGCTGTTTTTCCCGTGTAATCGAGGTATGGTTCGTTGCCTCCGGGATAAACAGCCTCTTTTTTTATGTCGATAAAGTCCTGCCCAATGAATTTTCTCTGCAATCCGGCGAGCTCGCCGCGCCTCATGCCTGTGAACAGATAAAAAGCAACAATGCTCGCATCTTCTGGGCGGAGATCAGGCAAGTGCTCATAAATATCACGGATGTCATCCTCTGCAAGCGTATCTCTCGTCGTGATTCGCCTCGAAGGAATGGTAATGATCTTGTTTCTGGCCGGGTTCTCTGCAATGTAGTGCTCGGCAATGGCATAATCGAAGACCTGAATCATATATTGCAGATGTTCGTGCAATGTTTTCTTCGCAAGGTACTTGACATTATTCAAGTAGCTCTGGATCATTGCTGGATTGATGCAATCGATCATGATGTTGCCGAAATAAGGGTACAGATAGTTCTTGCAATACCCTCTGTACCCTATCATGGTCGTCTGTTTGATCGTGTTCGCCTTAAACCTTGTGAGCACACTGTCAGAATAGCTCTGAAAGGTCGGCGTTGCGAGCGATGGTCCCGTCTCCATGCCGTAAGCGAATGCTCGACGGGCCAGCTCGTTCATATTTGGCGCAGATAACCACTTCTGCTCGCCTTTTGGTGTAGTAATGACTGCTCTGTACAGCATATCGTTCTCTCCTGCAACAGCAGATATTCCGTTGTCAAGTTGCACACTCATATTATACATCCTCCGCAGCAATTATTCACGCCAGTCGTCGTAAATTTCAATGACATAGTCACATTCGGATGCTTCCCATGTTTCCGGGCGGCTTACAACAACTTCTGGTGTCGATCCATAGTAGAACTTCGGATCAAGACATTCGTTAACTATTTGCTCGAGGCTTTCGCGCTCGACAATTTCGCTATGCTGCCAATGGTCGCTTGTTTTTGTGATCGAAAACTTCATATACATCTCTCCTTATAAAAAAGACTGAGGTGGTAGGGGTCGAACCTACGACGAGGGAGTCAAAGTCCCTTGTTATGCCGTTTAACTACACCTCAATAAAGCTTGCTCGCGCAAGCTTATACATGTTGCACAAAGTTACTCATTATCATTTGTGCAATATTCACTATCATCATTCTTTTGCTTCGCAAGCGTCAGGCAAGCTGCGTTGTGCAAGCTCCACATAACGGGGCAGCATTGCTGATATAGACACTCACTGCATGAATTCACAAACATAGTAGCCTCCCTGACGCAACCATTTGGCAACACGATGCCGATGGCAAAACTTACCTGGCTTTTCGTAGCACACGAGAGCTATATCATCTGATCCGGCCAGCTCCTTCAACTCTTTGACAACCTCATCCTGATTCAGAGGCGCGAGCACTTGCTCGTCGAAGCATTTGAGATAGTAATCGTTGTTATGGTTCTGCTTCCACTCCTGAAAGAACTCCCACTTTGGCGCCAGCTTCTTATACTGCAACCCTGTGTAACCTTTCGGAGCTTTGCCGCAGATAGAGATGGGCACGAACTCCTCTGGCAGATGTCTGATGTTCGCAAAGTATGTTGTCACGATCATTTAATCACGCTCTTTCCATAGAAGGACGTTATCCACATCCCATGTTTTTGTCCGCGTATCGTAAGCTGCGAGCCATCGCTCGCCATCGGTTGTGACCACATCATACAAACCATTCCTTGTGGGAGACTGAGCATAATAACCCGTCCACGTCATATCGAATTCATAATCATGGTCGATATCAGTGTGTGCAACACGCTCCCTGATCTTATGGTAGCAGGCATCACACACAAAACACTTCTCATGGTCGTCGAACACAATGGTGTGGCTGTGCTCGAGCGGTTCATTGCAGCAATAACAAGTCTTCATGTTGCTGAATCAGCCGCCTTCCATCTTTCGCAACCGACAAGTGGATCCGCCATATGCATATAACATGCCAGACCATTATCAGCCATGCCAAGACATACAAAGTCACCATCTGGTTCCTGATATCTGCACCCACCCTGTGAGTAGTCACAGATCTGGACGCGTAGCTTCAGCTTGCATGTCGTACAGTTTTGGTCCATGAAATCACCTCACATATTTACTGTATATTTTTATGTGAATTTCGCTTTGTAAAAATACCCTTACAACTTATCACCTATCACATTACACACAGGTAGTCTGTATGAAAACTCACACTGTATCTGTATAAAATGTGATAGCTGACACTCCTGTTCGATCGTCTACTGATCCTTCTGCAACCAGCTCCGCGCTATCGAATGGTTCATCGCAGCACGGGCAAGTACGAGGAATGATCTTATTGCATGAGTTTTGATATACTGTTACCGGCATAGTGAGCAGATAACCACAGTTGCTGCATACTGGTTTAAAAATAAGCTTTGCCACTCAACAATTCACCTCTTTACGAATGACGCGTGCAAGAATCGAACTTGCATGGGTCTGCCTCGCCCAATACCGACTCGAACGGCCTGCCATCCCTTAGCGAGATGCCCTGTTCCAATGAGGCAACGCGTCTCACTTTCGAATACTCATGAATATACAAGTTGTACTGAGCAGGAAAATGATCAGCATAACAAGTGCACCAGCACAACATCCTACAAGAAATGATCCCCACTCCATTGCTTACAACTCCTCTTTACTTTCGGTCTGCATGATATGCTTTCCTGACAGCTCTTTCAAATCTTCCTCAATTGTTTCGAGGATGCAATTCAGCTTTCCAAACTGCAATGCCATGATCAGACTTAGTATACTAAGACAAAACTCAACCATATGTGCACCTCACCATTGAATTGTTTTCACGACCTTGATCGTAGGCTCCCTGTCGCCCCAGTCATAAAAGATCTTGCAATGCTTGCAGCCGACTTCAGATCCATAAGATCCGATATACCTACCACAGACCGGGCAGGAGTATTCGATCTCATCCCAATATCTTGAGCCATCATCGTTGTGCGCTCTTCGGATGACAGCGTTTGGTCTTCTTATGTCACTTTCCATTTCGCAACATCTCCTCTGTTGCAGCACAGTCATACGGCGGCTCGCATATCTCCCAGTATGCGCAGTCGTGACAGATGCGCCACATCTCGTCCAGATTATTAACCTTGGAAGACGAAGTACTCTGGTTCGTCTGAGTTGTGTTCGTCATCCTGTTCACCGTCCCTTTTTATATAAGCGAGTATTGCAACCGTTTTATCGTTGTCTTTGACAATGTTGAGAGATGATATTTGATAAAGGTCCCTACCGGGGGTAATGCAAAAAACAGGATGGTTTCCTTGTATAGCCATCAGATCTTCGATCATATCTTTCTTATACATATTACATACTCCCATAGTAATCCTGAGCAACCTCATCGCAGTGCTCTCCATGGTCATCAGCATAACATCCTTCAAGATCGTCATGCATCGGACAACCCAAGCAGCTAACCACAGTCGTTGTCTTACGGTTAAAGAATTCATCACGGTTAAAGAAGTCAGGGCAAGGCTCAGACTCACCCTGACAATTCCAAAACTCATCGAGATAGTAATCGCAGAGTTCTTTGCACTCCTTGCAAACCATACTTACCACCTCTTAATGTAGTCCTTGCCAAGGACCATTCTTGTTTTGTGGTAATTGTCTATAAGTCTGTTGCGTATGGTTATGTCATTGATGTCTCTGCTGTCCATACTGTGCAACATCAATTGGCTCAAAGCCAGAGTTATAGTTTCCTGATTTTCAAGGATCTGCTTCTCTATATCTGTCATATTTCACCTCATAAAAAAAGAAGGCTCATACACCCTCAACACAACAAGGAATTGAACCTTGTACTTTACTGTGATATCGCACACAGCGGGCGGCAAAAGGCAGTCACCAGACCCTGTGCTGATTCATGCTCTCCTTTCTGAGCATTAGATGTATGAGCTTGCTCTCGGGCAGATTCGAACTGCCGACCATTGGCTCTAACCACTGAGCTACGAGAGCACCGGGTCAGTCGCACTCTTTGTATTTGAGTGGACATTTGTCTGGGCATTTATTGTTCCAGTAATACCAGTCAACAAACATATGTGTTCCGGCTTCAGCCGTCTTTCCGCACTCCACATAGTTGCCGAATGCATCAAGGACATATTCGCAACCACAGCATTTCGGATCATCACGATTCATTTTAATATCCCCATTCCTTTGGCAACGGGAAACAACCCCATCGCTTGAAAGCTTTTATTTTCATACGATGCAATCGATTGATATTTTTCTTGCGAGTGCGCCACCTTTTATGTCTTCTGAGGTGGTCTGCTCGCAGAAAATTGAGACACCAACGAAGTTTATTGCTCATCATGCTTTTCATCTCCTATGTATTCATGAAGCTTCGGGATCACGACCCCTGTGATATAGCGGTAAGGTATATTGCGCATTACGACGACACCATCATCCCGCTCTTCAGGAATACCTATTGATCGTGTACCATCGCTAGGAAACAATACATGCAGCGCATCAGCGTTCTTATCATATTGCACATTCAACCGATACTCATTTGGTTGCACAGGCTTTTCAGATGCTTCCTTTTTGTGATACTTACTCTCAGAGCAGCTGAACAATGCATCCGTGTATCTATCTACTTTATCACAAAAGCCAAAGTTATCTGGTTGCCAATATTCACAGTGCTGACAATCAACATTATTAATAGAATAACCGCCATACTCATCACAATTATCTGGGGGCGGTGCTTTAAAGTCAGGGTCTTCGTCTTTGTGAAACTTGATAGAAGACTCATCCATTTTGGTACCGCGAATAAGAACATCATCTTTAATCAAATTGTAGTCCATACCATAAGAATACTCTTTTGCCCCATAAAATATTAGCCCATTTCTATGATTAAAGATAACATTTCTTGCATAATCCTCCCCAACTGTTGTGTCATATACAGCATATCCATAAAATGTTACACCTTTAAACTCGTTTGCGATATATGCGCATGCTTGCTCAGCATTTCCATTGATTATCATAAATTCATATACGCCATTATAACATTCACAATTTGGCATCTTCTGTACATTTTCATAGAAATCATCAATATATTTCTGATCACCAAACAACGGTTTGAAGTAAACCCATGTACGCCAACTCATCGCATCACCCTCATTACCAATCTACTACCGGGTTCTTCTTATGCCAACAAATGTACCAATGCTTCCCGAACCAAAAGAAGAAATGGTAGTACTGTTTTCTATGCTTTTTAAGCAGAGGACAATAAAACCATTTGAACTCATTCGTATTGTACATACGTCTCCCTATCTTGATCATGGCAACCTCACCCAAACATAGCTTTGTTCAACACTTGATCATCAACTTTGAAGCGGAATGCTGCTGCATACGGGTGCCCACCGCCGCCGTGTGCCCGTGCAAATTGCCCAAGGTCTGGCGACTTATCGTTGCCACGAAGATGAGCCGAACCATTTTCAAAGTCCAGCACGATTGCGAAGTCCGCATCAGTATATGCATCAATCAGCTTGTGCCCGATCTCTGAGAAATTCTTATTTGCCGTTGTGACAGCCACACGATAAGCATCTGGCAACTGATAAACATGAGCTTCCGCAACTCGCCGACCAATGTATTCATTTACAGATTCGTCGTAGCCACGGACCAGACTATCCAACTCTGCTGAAAGACCGAAGTGAGGTCTGATGCTGTGCTGTTCATGGATATCACCGAAGATGATGGAATTGATTGCGTAATCCACAAACCTTTCTTTACCAAACAGTGTAATCAGATAGTTCAATTGCTTAGAAAGGCAGAGCTCATCTTGGTTAAATCGCCATGTATCATACAGACAAACAGCTTCAACAAACTCATCGAGTGCATCTTTGAATTGCGGATTGATGAATTCCTTATACACAAGAGAGGTCCCGCAAACCGTGGTGTCAAGAACAACATGAGCCCAAGGATATTTTGAGTTCAGCCATTCCGCAGTCTTATGATGGTCAAGCAGAATGACTTTTGTCTGTCGATGCGTACTGCAATATTCATCCAGCTTCTGCGCTGTCTCTTCGTTAATACTTATATCCGAGATAACGATATAGCGGTCTTGTTGTTCGATGTTCCATCTCTGTTCAACATCATACAGAATGTCAAGAAAACCAGACACTTTCTGATTGATGTTGTCATAGTCGCAATACAGTACATCAATGGTGTCATATGTCTTGGCAGCATACAACTTCATCAGTACAGAACATCCCAGACCATCAAGGTCTGTGTGAGTAAACAAATTGATCATCTGTTTACCTCCTCATTATTTTTCGATACTGTTTATTGAAATAACAGCAGCATTTTTGGTCCCGTTTTTTCAATTAATCTGTTTCGGTTTGATCTTTGCATAGATATCACAGTAAGTTGAGTCAAAAGGATCATCAACCTTCTCGAGGAACCACGGCTGGTCCTTGACTTCTCGGCAATAGTAATCCCAGTTGTTACCGCCGATACGTGCATGAATGTACAGAACATCATTGCGACCACAGTACGAATTAAATGTTTCGTGGTTCTTGCGGACTCTTTTCTCAACAGTCTTCCTGAGATATTTGAACAGCTTCCGCTTTTCTCCGTGAACATTCTCCCAGCGGATATCAATTGGTTCACTGTTTTCGTTATACTCAATATACTTATGCCTGAGCTGGCTTGTTCTGCTGCTATATTCAAAGCACGTCGGATGATATACAAAGTCAGATTCACATGCGCTCTCGCATTCATATAGCCATATCTGCCTAATGTACTGCTCAATATTCTCGGCAGAGGCAGGACGTTCTTCGGACATCAGTCGAACTCCGCGAAGTCTCGGGACATCGATATTGTTTTCAGTCATGATATGTCTGAGAGACTCAATGTTTGCATAAGCTCCAAGATCCATAATATCAATTTCCTTTCATTTCAGATAGAATGCGGATCAGGATTTGCACCTGACATGACAGCCTTTACCCAGATCGCGTGTCGCATGAGCTTATTCTCTCAGGGTAACGTTACCTCCCCGATGGTAGCTGTCTCCCGGTAGCGCGTCTACCTATTCCGCCACCGCATTAGTTTCGCTTTTGTATTCTGCGAAACATCGGTCGCATAACATTTTGCCATCTATTTTTCTACAAATTACAAGCCTTCCGCACCATTCGCATTCGCAATATTCAACCATGCTTATCTCCTTTTCAGACGAAGGTAGTCCTTAAGTTTTTCAGGGCAATCTTTTTGCGGAAAGCGGTCTGTTCGGAGATGGTTCTCAATGCAGTAATATTCTGCTATACATCCATCACAGCCAGTTTCATTGCACTTTGACAAATACTCTTTAATGATATGATCATATGCTTCCGTTTGCTTCATTGTTTACACTCCTGCTCTATTATTAACCATTGCATCTCTTACAGGTGTTTCTCGCTGTTCGAAGCAGTTATGGACTTCTCTTGCGTCTACCTCGCAATTCCACTTTTCGCAACGGTCATAATACCAACGGTAAAATCGGCAATTGTCGCAGTTCATTCATGCACCTCATTCAAAGTGTTATTTAAGTAACTGGCTCATTTTTCTTTCCGCACTCTGGACAATACCGTGGGCTATAGAAAATGTGTTCAAAATCGTCACCATATCCAAATTTCATAATGATATATCCGCTTTTATTTCGACTTGTTTCAAGCCAACACAGAGACGGTGCAAATGAACTTTGAACTGTTTTTTCACCAATTTTCAACTTACAGATAGGGCAATTATCCATAATATAAACTCCTATTTAAAGTGTTATTTAAGTTAGGACAGGCATGTCCGGGAACGGCATCCAATGAGTGACGTATTCGTCCATCATTCCGGCGCCGTGCCAAAAATGCGGTTCGCTCCATCCAATAGGCGTTCCAAATTTGTATGCTCTTACGTCGCCAAACGTAGTAGCGCACAGGACATACTCGAAATCATGAGTAATTTGACTTTGCTTTTCATCCGGCAGCCTGTCCTTGACCGAAATCCAATTCGTACTCGCCCACACACCAGAATTGAAGCCGTTTGCAAACATCCAGTTTCCGAAACCGCTGATTTTTGGATCGTTCATATACTCAATAAAGTTTGCCCCTTCTACCTTATAGTGATTGGGGTTAGTATCCTTAATCATATGGTTCCTCCTTCGGCGGTTCTGGAAGCGGCATCCAATGAGAGACAGTACGTATCTCCCGATGCTTTGTGCTTGCCCCGCGCTCCCAGTATCTCCCGTTATACCAACCGAATGAAACGCCGCCCTTGTGTGTAATCAGCACCGTGTCACTGTTCTCTGGCAGTCTGTCCTTCACGCTGATCCATTGCGATACACCGTTCAGTGTCTCGATCATGCTAATTACAAAGTTGTACATCTCGATGATTTCGAGATCATTCTGGGCAATATCGCACTCTCCGCAATTCCGATCGCACAACTTCGACTTTTCGTTGCACGGACTCTGACGAGTCACGCATTCACGCTCGATCTTCAAAAGTTCCAGAACTCTGTCAATCTTCATGCGCTCTCTCCCTCCAGCTTGTCCATTCGCCCATTGTTTCCTCATGTATATAACCAAGCTCTTTTCTGGTTTCTAATAATTCAACTGCAACTTCTTGTAACATCTGCATTACTTCTTCATGTGTTAACGCGTAGCCCTCAAGGGAAATCAGCGGTACATCATCCATTTTTCTCGCCTCAGTTCTTTAAAATAAATGCGGGCCAGGATTTGCACCTGACAGACCGGTTTTCCCAAGCACCGTAACACCGGCAACCGTTAGCCATGTCTTGGCATCTTAATTTTTTGCGTCTACCTATTCCGCCACCGCATTAAATCATCTTTGGTTCCACGCTTCAATAGCAAGTTCAGGAGTCTCTTTGAGCTTAGTGCAATATCCACACTTGACACATGAGCATCTATGTCCATTTTTGTAGTGAATCATTCGATATTTTGCGTATCCACATCTTTTACAGGGCATTTGAACCTCCTAAACATACCACATACAACCATAGCAGTCATGTGTGCAATATGGTTTCGTTTTGTTGTGCTCATAATATGAGCACCGTCTTGAATCGCCCTCATCATCAAGGGCTCTGAGTGCCATCATCAAAGCTTCTCGCAACTCTGGGCAATTCGCAGGAGGCCAGTGAGCTTTGATCGTATCAATTGCTTCCTGATTCGTCATGTACGAGTCTCCTTTAATTCAAGTGTACATCTTCCGGGTGATTCCATTCATTGTATGCGCTGGTCAAGTTGCGATATGGTTGTGTTCTCATACCGCACTTTGGGCATACGATCACAAACATTTCGTATGTAGTCCCCGGATAAGTAACTACCTTGATCTCTGGTCGCATCTGGCAACACTCTCTCAATATGTTTTCCATACAGTTACTCCTAAAAAATAGCAGACCAAGCCTGCACCCGACGATCTGCTTTGATCCATGCCACGTCCGTTATTCTATTATGCCACGCACTACGGCCCGCCCAGATGGATCGTCCCCATGATGTTCGCCTTTACTCACGCATGAGTGTTTGCTGCTGCCGACATCTCGGCGGAAGTGGTTTTCATCCTTCCTGCTCTCCGAAGAAAGCAGCCGCTATTCATATGTGGGTCAGGATTTGCACCCGACATTGGCAGGATTGCTGTTTTTGCATGCTCGGATGGATGTGTCTGCCGCCCTACCGATACTGGCTGTGTCTACCTATTCCACCACCACACGAATATGCGGGCGAGGATTTGCACCTCGCAGTGACTCGCGCAAGTCTCCTTGTTTGCAGGTTCCCACAACCCCACACCAACGCGTTTGCAACCACGATGGATAGGTTTTATACAAACAGTCCATTACCTATTTGGATACCGCATTCTACTGTGTACCAACGTGTCAGCTGCCATCGTTGGTTTTGTTGCCGTCAAACTAAGTCCAAAGATGCTAACCTTTGGGTGCTTTACAACCTCGACAACTGCCTGAAGCCTGGGTCGATCTGTTTTTGCGTAGCCATGCGTGTTAGCAGCAGTTACGACTACGCCGTCTCCCAAAGTGTGCTGTGCGGTTATAAACATACGAGCGGGTCTGGATTTGCACCAGACATGATCGGAGTTTTACTGCTCAGGTTTCTCCCTCTTAATGAGTGCCATGGATACTTGCTGAGTCTTACGTCTCCTCGACAGGTCTACTGCATTGGCTTGCAGGAGGGAACTCAGGGTTATTGTTTTACGGGTTACCTCTCAACCACACCCAACCGATCTATAAGAAGCATCACTTTAGCGTCTACTTATTCCGCCATCGCTCATAGTTTCCAATTCTTTTTGACCGCGTTCATTGTGTCATACGGTATTGCGACCGCATTCTCTGAACGCCTGCTGAGATAATACTTTCCATTCTTTTCAAAGAACCATAGCTGATATTCTTTGCCAGTACGGAACCCCATCGAACCATCTTTGCCGATAAAGGTTGCCACAATGTTAGTCATATTCATCACCACAGAAGACATCGAGCGGGCAACCACTCAACTCGAAAGAGTATTTGTAGCATTTGCCATCAAGGTTGTAAGTGCAGCTTTCAAGCTCGCAATCCGAGCCCGGTTCGCGAAGAATATACTTGCGATACCATGCTTTACATTTCGTCAACATTGCACAATTTCGAAATGTGTACTGTAATGTGAACCGCACATCTCGCATGTTCCTTCTCCATACTCCAGTTTCAATGGGTGACCGCAGTTTTTACATTTGATTTCCTTGACTTCAACAATGCTTGCTTGCAATGCATAGGTTTTGCCATCAGGTGCACATACACAGTTGATAAAACCATCAACATACTTTTCGCCCTCTGGCGTTTTAATATATGGCATTTGCTTCTACCTCTTTTTGCAATGTTTTGTACCATACTTCCAAAGCTTTATCTGCTTCGTCGTTGATACGCTGCTCACTGATTTCGCAACTGACGCCCCATGTTGCCCTGATGATATTGTCGATGCACCAGTCAGTGAGCCTGATCATGATGCAAAGGTTTTCATACCGTTTTGAGTTCTCATCGTGGTCGCAGTATTCATCTGGTTCGATTTCGCCGACCACATTGCTCACAAGCTTAATGACTTCCTGTGCTGTCAATTTATCTCTTACCATGTGCCATCACCCCACTCTTCACAGAAAAGGCAAAGTATACAATATACGATGACGCCACAAAATACCAAAACACTATCAACCATTTTGTTCGTTCACCTTCTGATACAGAACTTCAAGATTCGAGTCTATAATATCTGGAACATAGACATAGCTCCCACACCTCTTGCAGCGAGGCGTCTGACTAGTGAATGTATACGTCTTGCCATGTACATTGGTCGTCGTCTGTTCAACGAAGACCTGATATTCAACGTCATCACGACACTCTTCACAAAAAGCTTTCATTCGTCCTCCGTTTCGATGCCGTAACCATAATTGCATGTCCACTTTGTGCCGTCTGGCTCTGTCATCATTGCGAAGCAAGTCATATCGCCTTGCCGAAATTCAAACAGATACCCATCGCACTCTGTATAGATGGTCCCGAATTCGAGCCGGTCCGTATATTCATCAACAAACGGGATCTCTTCGCAACCATCCTTGGTTCGCTTAAAGATCTGCGGAAGATATTGCTTGTAACAGGCGACCCTGATGTCACCATCGCCCATTACTCCATGATAAGCTGCCGACCTTGTATCCTCAAACAAAAATGCGTCTTCTTTATCAAGCTGACGCACACCATTTTTGTATACGGATGCTCCATAATCACAATATGCCATACTCTTATTCCTCTTCTTGCTCTGTATCAAGATGGATGTCTCTTTCAGCTTTACTTGCTCTCTTGCCAATTGCCCGAACACTGCCCATTTCACTGTATTTATTCAGACTTGCATGATGGATTTGTGCAATACACCAATCTGTAAGATCAATCATGATGAGCAGATTGTCAAAGTGGTCCGCATCGATACGACTATCGCCAACCGGATGAATGCTGCCGATCACATTGCACACAAGTTTAATGACTTCTTCCGATGTCAGTTTATCACTTGGCATTCTCCGTACCTCCGTTTTCAAATGTTGCCATAGACTCAAGCGCATCATTCTTCATTATATTGATGCAATCTTTTTCATTCATATAAGGACAGAGCACACATTTCTTTGCGTCATTACCAACGACCGTGCAGCATTTCAGCCCAAGCAATGCTTTATTATATTGATCAAGCTTGAGCTCGTGCTTGTGCTTTGGCATAGCCTTGCCGCATCTTGCGCAACTACCTGCATGGTAGGCATGCCCATGAATCGCACCGCATTTGAGATACTTCATCCAGCGGACGAGCCAACCATTATTCTCTTCAATCTTTACTTCTACGCCACTGAATATTAGTGCAACAATAGCGATCAGCGGCACAGAAAAGATAATTACCCAAAACCAAACCATGTCAACAATATCTCCTTATTCTATGTTCCCGGTATACTTTTGGCAGTACTTGCATGTTTGTATCGGCTCATCGTCGCCTTGATAACTATATCCGAGGCAACCTTTGCCGTCATGCTCTGCTGCTTCGCAATCAACATTTGTCAGATACTCCTCAAGCATATCAATCATGTCAATGAGGTCGCTGTATATGTCATAATGATCAGGGCTCACAACTTGATGAACGCGAATATCTACAAACATTCTCATGTTATCCAGTGTGTGTAGTGCTTCCTTGAGTTTCATTTTGATCAATCTCCTTCAGTTGCAACAAAGCTTTCTTGAGTGCATCATATTCATCAATATGTCCAACAACAACGAGCCTGTTATGATCAACACTATGATGTATGGTGCGACCATCGAACGTCAGGCAATCAAATGTTGCATACTTACCGACACGACCTCGCTTGAGATACATCGTATACTTAGCGGGGCTGTCTATCGTCCAATCATTGCGAACAATATCACCGGGCTTCATGGTTCGAATCCTTCTCCTTCTTTTATGACTGTAATCTTGCATGTGAACTCTTCGAGCATATCAGCAAACATCTTGGCGTACCCTGGTGTACTGAATGTTGCAACATGATTGAGCCACCCATCTTCTCCAACACACAGTGTCGGCATAACCTGTGTGTCTCGACCATTCGGGTACAAAGTATCATTGATGATAGCTATTGTTTTATTGCCTTTCCTGAACTTCATTTGCTGCCTCTTCTTTCATGTATTCATAGATATCTTGAAGCAGATTATACGAACAGCCTATTGCATACAAATATGCGTGTTGCTCACCATCATTTCGTGGGCAACCTTCGCAGCATTCTTCGGGCTCAGCACAGTGGCGCAAAGCTTCGATCAGTTCATTCTTCTTCATTCCAGTCCACCGCCTGTCCACATTTAGCACAATATGCAGCATACTCTGTTTCAACTCGTTTGTTATCACGGCTATATGTCAGAAAATGCCTGCACTTGCCACAATAATATTCCAGCCAGCCATCTGCGTAGTATTCTTCGATTGGTTTGACTGGCTCGCTCTTGCGCAACAGGCTGATTGCTTCTGACAAAACGTTCATCGTTTCTTCTGAGCCATGAAGCTCTTGCAGTTGTGCTATGATGTTCTCTACGTTAGACATGAAACTCCAACTCCTTCAACAATTCCAAAACATCGTCAGCCATTGTGCTTTCGCAGTAAATATAATTGATATATGGACAATCATCCGGGCAATGAGGATCCTCTGATGGATCATCCACAAGCTTATTTGAACAGCACGAAAGCGCTTTCAAAAGTTTAGCTCTATCAACCATTCCACATCACCGCCCGTCCCGCTCATCAATCAGCAATCTTCCGCTGCAAATATATGGCTTGATTTCACTGCATCGCATACAATACAATTTACAATATCCATATCCGTGGCTCATTCCAATTGGGTGATAATTCTTCGGCATGTAATAACCGTTCCATTTTCTACGCTCGTAACATTTGCATTTCTCGCAATAGCCAACTTTCATTTCCACACCACCGCCTGACCACAATACGAGCAGAACTTCGTCTCCTCATCATCATAACTTTGCTGAAATTGTTTCAAACATTTTCCACAGCTTGGACATGTTGCCACAGGAAGTCCTGTGTATTCATTGATATAATAAGTAACAGGCTTTGCTTCGTTCTGCTTCAGCAATCGCAGAACATCTCTTTTGAGTTCCATCAGAACTTTTTCATTATCAGTCATCCGGCTTTACCTCTCCGTTTACCCTCTTTGCAATCAAGCATTGTACGGCTCATAGTAATCATCGCAACTATCTTCGTCGATATATCTGACAACGACGTGAGGAGTTTTGACCATCTCCAAAGCGTCGCGCAGTATCTTGCTGGGGTTCGGCTTATTTTCTCTGAAACAATACTTAACATAAGGGCAACCATTGCACGTATCCTTTTTGCCTGAGCTGCAGGCAATGCAGTGTTCGAGCCCCTTAATTACCATCTGACGTTTGTCCATCGGCTTCTCCTTTGGCACAAAAGTTTGCACAAAACCAGTCAAGCTCGACCGTCATTGGAACGAGCCACTTTGCTTTCTCCAGCAACACGTCGCACTGGTTTTCATCATGCTCACCATCGAACCTATGTACACAATATTCACAGCAAACCTTCTGCATTTTCTCTCTCCTGTAGTTAAAAGAATACGGGCGAGGATTTGCACCTCGCATGAGCCGTGCACTGCTCGCATCGGAGGGATTCGAACCCATAGCGGCGATACCAAAAGTGTTTACTCTTGCCGCTGTCGCCTGGCCTCTGCATGTCTACCTATTCCACCACCGCATGAATATGCTGGTCAGGATTTGCACCTGACATGACCATTCCTTTTGTCCGTCATACCTTGCTTACTTGTAGCTACATTTCAGCGAAGGGATGGGTCGTTCGTGTTTTTATTTGCGTCTACCTATTCCGCCACAGCATAATACCTGTTTATTTTGACATTATTGCACCGCAATGCGGGCAGAAATCGTAATCAGTTTCTCTTCGCTCATACGCTTCACCATGCCAACCGCATTCGCTGCATTCATAATGACCTTGATACTTGGGCGGCATTGAGCCAGTCATCTTGACCCACGTTCCTTGCTTTCTGGCAGTGATATACCCCGTCGCATCACCATCGATGGTCCAGTTTTCGTTCTGGTTGCCGATCATATGGATGTCTGTCGAGTTAAGTTTCGGGCTATAGTAAAAGCATTCGATCTGGTCCGCGTTAATCCATGCAATATTGTCATCGCACCCTTTAACACGAATAAAATGTACAGACATTACTCTTTCTCCTCGTAAGTAATTTGTTTAACAGAGTCATCTTTCTTTTCTCCGCCTGCGCAGAAGAAGTCACCATCAAGATACAGAGCTTGGAGCGGCCCATCTTCATCGTCTATTGCATTCTGCCAGAAGAGGCAATACTTTGCTTCGCCGCTGTATGTCATTAGGGCATACTTACATTCTTTGCAATGTACAATTTCCATGCTTTACACCACCATGCAATTCTGCTTACGAAGTTTCGAGTATTCAATATAGACATCGATACCATCACCGTGGTCGTCATGGTAATAAGCAAGCATCGGCATTTCCATAACTTCGCCGCCATAGTACGTGCCACCGGAGTCACGATATTGCACAATGACTTTCTTATCTTCAGCATGGTTGTCTTGGATCCACTTAATCAGCTCGCGTCCAGTCATTTTCTTTCACCTCAATAACAGATAAAGACTTTAACTTCGTTGTTGCCTTCGACCATATTGTGCATAATCTGAATACCCTCGATGGGGTCGCCGTCAAAGAACGTATCACCTTCATGTGATGCGAGCACAGGGGCATCTTTCGTGATCACTTTTGACAACAAATCAATAAGGTCCGAAACAGTCATCTGTTTTCTTTCAGCATTCTTCATCCTACATTTCTCCTCAAATCCCACTTCAATTTTTGCCCGCAACGAGGGCATCTTTTCTCGTCCTGTTTACCATAGAAACCATATTCGCAACGAGGGCAGACATACGTAGGCGGTTTATCGTAATGATCCCACACATCCACATATCGTGGGCTGTTCAGTTCTCTCATAGCCTGCTCATAACCGCATTGAAACTCCGGCATTTGCGACCATAGTGGCTTATAATTTCGGCAACAGCACACATTCATATCCTGACCATAAAATCGCATCTGCGGATAGGCGCTTGAGTCACATGAAAGTGGATCATAAGCACATGACATACACAGATCGACATCATTATTCATCAGGCAATCAGCTTTGAGGATCGGTATGTCAAACTCCGTTGCACTTATGCTTGCTGGAGCCTCGTTATGCTCAAGAGCTATACTTGTAGCATTAATAGTTGTAGCCTCGTAAGGTTCAAGCGTCCTAGGATTAATTTCAACACGGCCCTGGTCCGGGACTATGTATATAGGATGTCTGCCATCAATTTCAAATTCATCCATCTTTTTGCTCCTGTTTCATGGGCCACTCAAAACCAAAGTCAGTCCTCTTGATCTTGCAGACAGGCCCATCATCATTCCAGAACACAATACCTTCGATCTCATGTGTTCGCAGGTATTCTTTAATTCCTTCAAAAGTAAAGGGTACATCCTTCAATTTAATGGAGCCATGCTTGATCAACATATCGATTGGCAAATGATAAGGATTGCCATTGAAGTGTGGTCCAACAGCTTCATATGTACCTTGCCCCAATTGTTCTTCATATGTCAGCCAAGGAGCATCGCAAATATTGTCACGAGCCTCCAGAAACCATTTAGATGATGGATCATCACGTTTTATAGGAACCCAGTGAGGCCAGTGTCCAGTGATTGGATCCGGGTCACAGCATGCAATAGCATCGGGCGGAGGTGTTTTCCCTTTCTTTGCATCATATCTTTTATAAAAGACACCATTATAAAATGCGCAACACGCACCATCGACTTTTTCTGTTGCATAAGTTTTACCATCAAGCACACACCTGAGATCTTCGCTTGTAAGCTCAGGTGAAATGCTTACAACATTGTGGTCATCAAAGGTTCGTTTAAACAGGGTCGGAATCTTTCGCATAATAATTCACCCCATAAACAGCAATCTCAGGCTTGCCGTCATCATTGATCACATAGTAAGGACACAAGCTCCACTTTCCATCCTTTGAGCAAATGATATAGCACACATTTGTATCCACATCTTTCACGATATATGTGTATCCGTAGTCGCCCATGATTGATTCATATCTTTCGAGCGGTTTAAACATATCATTTGCGTGCATCGGAGTATCATTTTGCGAGCATCCCACAAGACAAAAAGTGAGAATAATAAGCAGCGATACAATAATTGCATGTTTCATTCTTCTCCAGTCAACTCCTTAGACTTTTTGTTGCAGAAATCAAGGATCATCTGCATGACATCCGCCGAAGGCTTTTCTTCGACGAACCTCATGCCAATAGAATGCAGTTCGAAGTCTTCCTCTGACTCGTCCCACTGCAGAGTTGCAACAACATAGCAGCATTCTTCAATCATCTCTGGCTTGAATGTCTTTGTTGTGCGATCAAAGCTCAACATCTCTGTCGGTTTGTCAAGCTTGTACCACTTCACAACATCGAACTCAAAAGGTCGATCAGGCTTGGCTTCGAAGTTGTTTGAATGAAGATCTTCGATGTAAGTAGGATCGCAGATTTGATAATTTTCTACACGCTCTGTGTATATCATCAGCTGAACCTCCGATGATTATCGTCGTCGTTGACAGTAATGATTGCATAAACGAATAGTGCAACACATGCACCCAAAAATGCTGACACAACCGGTACCCATATCGGCATCTTACATCACCTCATGTTATTTTTCTGTCTTGTCGGCTTCCGACACTTCAAAGTGAGTGCAATGCACCTCGACATGTCCGCTTTCTGAGATAGCCTCTTCCTGCAGCAGGCTGACCATATTGTTTTCGAGGAATGCACTCATCTCTCTTGTGTCCTTTTCAATAAGGGAGGGCTGAGCACGAGATTCCTCCCCATAGTCTACAATTTTCACAGTGAAGTCTGCTTCGATCTTCAGCATGTCATTCATCCTCCAACCATTCGTACTTGGATTTCCGTATCAATGTAATTTCTGCGTTGCAGTCAGTGCAAATGATACGGAATCCACCAAGTTTGTATTTGCCATTTTTATCTTTCTCGTTAAGTTTTGTTTGAATCAATTCACGATCTTCATCTGAAAACTGATGCCCGCAAAACGGGCAACTTGAAATAGACAGCATGGCGGACACCTCTTATTTCAGTTCGGTTTCGTTGATAACAAGGTTCGGATCGTCGCATGTCATGACTTTCGGCAGCTGACCATCCCATTTCTGCACCTTTTCATACTCGATCAGAGCAGGAGTCAATGTGTCAACAAGCATTCTCTTTGCTTCAGCCTCGGCTTCTGCGATCCTCAGAATGCGGTCGGCCTCAGCCTGTGCTTCAAGCTCCATAAGTTTAAGCTCTGACTCTTTCTGCTTCTTCTGAGTCTCAATGCTGCTCTCAGTATTGATCAGTGCAACCTTCTTCTCAGCCTCTGCACGTTCGACAGCAACCTGATTTGCGATCCGCTGCTGCTCTGCCTGTCTTGCGGCAATACTGTTCTGCTGGATCGCGTCGTTATACTGTGCTTCGAAGTCCATCTGATCAATCGTTACGCCCTTAATCACAACAACGCTGTCACCGAACTTATTATTGAGCAGCTCTGTCAGTTTCTGTTTAACGAGCGGTTCGATCTTTGCGCGGTTCGTGCTATCCTTCGGCGGGAGTTCAACAAGAGCAGCTTTGGTTGCCGAAGCAACAAGCGAATATGTCACAAGGTTCTTGTCAAGATCGGACACATTCTGGTACACCCAGACCGATTTCTCCACAGGGATCTGATATGTTACATTAATACCCTGAGCATACACCGGTGTTGCATCATTTGTTTCGCCCCAGATCTGGTCCTTCACATAGAAGTCCTGCTGCTTGTTGTTCACAAAGGCGACCCTGTCTGAGAACCAGTTGTGGTACACAAGCTCGCCGCTCTTCACGGGCTCATCCTGAATCATTCCGTAGTGAATCAGAATGCCGGTCGAGCCGGTCGGAACAAAGGCAAGCGACAGCGCGAAGTAAATAATGGACAGGATCACCGCAACGATGACCGTGATAGAAATAACTGTCTTTTTCATGATTAACTCTCTCCCTCGTATACACATTCAAACAATTCTTTATTGTCGCGAACAATCTGATACATGCTTCTGGAGAACATTTCTGCAAGTTCTTCCTCATCATTTATCTTTCTGTGGTTATAACCGCGACACTTCAGGTCCGTCTCAAACATAATGGCATGCCAGATCTCATGCATCAGAGTCCGCCACATGCCAACCTCTGTCTGATTCGATGTGTTGATCTGAATCAACATCTTATCTTCAAGAAACCAGCCGTAGAGTATTTCGTCACCATCTTTCAGGTCTTTCGTGTACTCTACGGCATAGTCAACGCCATTTATCTTTACTTTTTTCGGCAATTTCATAATGATCTTTACTTACTTTCTTCCGTAAAGTTGTATTTGTCCTTTGCATCATCAGGAACAAACACGTAGAAGTTATGGTACGACCCATAGTCATAGAAAACTACGCCATCCTCGTTCGGACCAAGCTGCCGATAGAAACCATAACCATTTTCATGGGCTTCTCGCGCAACAGTATGCTGCGCATCTTCCAGTGTGATGTCGTCTGTTTTGGAGGCAACGCACACCTCCATAGGGAACGCACCCATATAACCTTCGTAGTTATACAGCGTCCCCAGTTTCTTCGGCTTTTTCTTCCTGTGCAACAACTGTTTTATCATGTGCTGAACCCTCCAGCATAGCAATGATCCCATCACGGTATGACACCAGTGTTGCTATGAGGAAATTCTTCGCACCCTGATATGCAGTGTATGGGATCTTACCTTTATTTTGTATGAGATACAGAGCTTCTGTTATTCTTTGCGCAAGCTCTGCATATTTTTTGAGCTCCTGTTCTGTGAGCTCCTCTTCAGTGCGCTCAGTAACTTCACTCATTCGACCACGCTCCATGTTCAAAGCATTCTATGCATGTAATGCATGTATTTTCTGGATCATATGGCGCAATAAACCTGTCATAGAACTGTGCATCCCAGATATCAATATCTTTCACTGAAAAACTTTTTGACATGTGCCATTGTCCATCAGGAGTTACAACGATCAGGGGCCAGAACGGCGCCTTCGCTCTGACATAGTTCTCCATGTTGCCGAAGATCTTCTTGAAGTAAGGTTTGTTATATCTGTTCACCCTTCTTACTGCAATGTTCTCTTCCCACCACTCTTTGCAAGCAGTACATAGCTCTTTATCAGCAAAGAAGTCGATGTCTTTGATCGCTGCAGTAGGTGCAGATGTGCCATCTTTCAGCTGAAAACATTTGAAGTCGTGGAACAGCAGCTCCATATTTTCATTGACGCTATACCACTGCTTCGTCTTCATTTTCCTCGGCAGATCGTGCGGATCCTGGTCGCACCTTGTTATTATGAAAACTGTGTACGGCATTTTGCTTCCTCGTCTATAAACTCTGGTTCTTCGCCAAGCTTGAACACAAATGTTGCACACTTGAGTGCTTCATTGTACAGATGTCCATAGGTTGTATCCTCACCAGTTCTGATACGGGCATAAGGGGCCTGACTATAAAGGTCGTCCCTTGATATTTTTTTTGTAAGCTTTGCCTTTGGTGCAACAACGACAATCGGCAGATCAAGGCGAATGATATCAGCAATACTGAACGGCGAATCAATGTTCATGTTCCAGTCTGCTGGCGTGAAGACCTGATACGATGGGTCGAATGTCATTGTGCAACGTGATGTGACATACTTGTCACTCGGTGGCACTGCATGCCTGTCAAATGGCACTCTGTGCCAGCTTGGGTGGTCCGGCATTTCATTGCCGTAGTATAATGTCACATCATTGCCATCTCGTTCAGCGAATATGATCATGACTGTACCTCCGAGTTATTCGCAGTTGAGCATGTGATCCGTGTATACGGGTCAACGACTTTTTCAGTTGTATAATAAACGCTGCCCAACGGATTCGAAGGTGTCGTGATCGTCACTGGGTATGACCACTGCGTCACAGCATCATCTTTGCCTGCTTTATAAGCATCATCGAGCATCTTTTCCAGCTCTTTTTTGGTTAATTC